GATATAGATAGTATTTCTTTTATGGTAGGAGATAATATTATGCTTAATAAAAGAAGAGCTTTAAATCCTCCTCATGTAGTGGATTACAAGTACTTGTTTTAACAATGAAAAAAAAAAATAAAATAAACATGAAACTTAAAATAAAAGTAAAAGTATTAGTAGAGGGTTGTATGCCTGAAATCAATAAACTTGGGGATTGTATTGATTTGAGAAGTGCCGTAGATATGGATATTCCAGCTCCTCAATCAGGTACTCTTAAAAGGAGAACAGATCAAGAAGGAAATGAAGTTGAGTACAGAAATGTAACAATGGAAACCTATTATGTACCACTTGGAGTAGCTATGGAATTACCAAAAGGGTTTACAGCTAAGATACTATCCAGAAGTAGTACACCAAAAAAAGTAGGACTGTTTATTCCTAATGGTATTGGTTTTATAGATAATATTTATAAAGGAGATGAAGATGAGTGGAATTATGTCTGTTCTCCTATGAGAGATACTTCCATTAAGAGAGGAGATAGAATCTGCCAATTTGAAATAGGACTTAGTCAGCATGCCTCTATATGGCAAAAATTGAAGTGGCTACTAAGTTCTGGAATAAAACTGGTTGAAGTAGATAATCTGGGAGAAGAGCAAAGAGGAGGCCTTGGTTCCACAGGGCTCAGGTAATAACAAAAAAAAACCAATGAAGAATGATATTAGATATAATAATTGTGGCATTAATGGTATTAGCAGTGGCTTTCATTGCTGATACCATCATGGAAGTAAGGAATAGAAATAATAGTAAAATTTCTTTTAAGGAATCTATGGATTTGACAGAGTTACCTATAGTGACATTTAATTGCAAAAAGAAAAAATTAAATTTCCTATTAGACACCGGAAGTAACTTGTCTCATATAAATAGTTCTGTTTTACCTCTTCTGGACCATAAAGTTTTAGGCGAGAGTTCCAATGTAATGGGATTTGAAGGGAATGTAGTTAGTACAGGCACTTGTAAGATAACTGTAACATATAAGAGAAAGAAATTTGAAGAAGAATTCAGTATAGCGGATTTAGATGCAGCATTTAATACAGTTAAACAAGAGTCTGGGGTGCAGCTTCACGGAATATTAGGAAATAGATTCTTTGAGAAATATAGGTATATCATTGATTTCAAGAATTTGATAGCATATATGAAGTAATGGACAACATAATAAAACTTAATTCTAGAGGAGGAATAGACAACTGTCTAAGAAAACTTAAGAATATGAGTGGAAAAGATTCCAAAACCTATGTATTGAAGCACGATTATATAAATGTGAAATCTGGGTATGTAGAGGAGACTAAGAGATTTATTTCCCCACCAGGAGGTCCTATGATAATAGAAGGGGAGTTTCTGAAAGAAGCTGGGGCAGTTGTTAAGTCTATTATTTATTCAATAGGGTATGGACATGTTGTAATATTTGAATAATGATATACGCAGTTACGAAAAATAAAGAGTTGTTTGAACCTGAGAGGTATAAAATAATAGGGGTAGATGAAAGTCTATCCCTACTTGAACCTCTTAGGATTGTTGGAGTTGATACTGAGACTAGCGGATTAAGTTGCCATAAGGATAAGCTCTTGTTACTGCAGTTAGGATGCTTTGATTTTCAAGTAGTGATAGATTATCTTACTACAGATATTACTTTATATAAAAACTATCTTGAATCTGATAGGCTTTTCTTATTTCATAATGCTAAGTTTGACCTACAGTGGCTTTATAAATATCATATAGTTCCTCGTAATGTCTATGACCTATTTCTAGCAGAGAAACTAATGTGGTTAGGTTACCCTACTGTATTAAGTCCAGAAGTATGGGATAAGATACAATGTCCTAGATATGACTATGTACCAGCAGATCCTAGTAAGAAGGGCTCGAAAGCTAAGTATATCTTGTATATGAATCTAAAAAAGTTAGGTGAAATGTATCTTGGAATAGAACTAGATAAGTCTATAAGAGGGCAGATCATCTATAAAGGCCTTACAGAAGATGTTATAGTTTATGCTGCTAATGATGTAAAGTACCTTGAGAAGATACGAGAATTACAACTGAAACAATTAGAGAAGCAAGGACTTCTTACTGCCATGGAGTATGAAAATAAGGCTATACTTCCTATTGCTTACATGTGCTACTGTGGTGTAAAGATGGACAAAGATAAATGGCAAAAGAAAATGGAGCATGATCAATCTATTCTTAACAGTATTAAAAGTGAAATGGATAAGTGGCTTATAGAGCATGAGCCTGATTCAAAATATATTAAGATAGATAGACAAGGTAACCTATTTTTAGGTTTTAATACCGAGCCCCAAGTAACTCTCAATTGGAATAGTCCTAAACAAGTTATCCCCTTATTCAAGAAATATGGAGTCGATACCACTGCTCTGGATAAAGAAGATGATGAGGATAAGGACAGTATAGGAGCTAAGGTACTAGGCCCTCAGAAGGATAAGTGCAGTCTTATTCCCTTATATATAAGGTATAAGGAAATGAAAAAGCTATGCAGTACTTATGGAGCAAATGTACTTAAGCAGATAGACAAGGATACTGGAAGGCTATATACCAACTTTAACTCATTGGGTACTGATACAGCAAGAATAAGCTCAGGAGGTAAGGACAAGTCAGCTAAGGTTGAGTACGTAAATATGCTTAATATGCCTGCTGATGCTAGGACTAGGGCTTGTTTCATAGCTGAAAGTGGCAATAAATGGATAAGTGCTGATTACTCAGGGCAAGAATCATTTATCATGGCTGATGTAGCTGATGATAAGGAGATGATTAGAGAGCTTACCTATGGTGAGAAGGACCTACATACACTAACTGCAAAGATAGTATTTCCTGAAATTCCTAAAGATATGCCTGCCAAAGAAGTTAAGAAGCAGTATCATAAGTTGAGAAGTGAGGCTAAAGGTTATGAGTTTGCTTTTAATTACGCTGGTAATGACAACACCATTATGAGAAACTTCGGGCTTACAGCTAAAAGAGCTAAAGAGATATATGACAATTATATGAAAGGTTTTAATGGTCTTAAAAGATATATTGAGTTCAGAAAGAAGGACTGGTTCAGTAAAGGCTATATAGACCTTAATCCTAAAGTTGGATATAGAGCCTATATCTATGATTGGAACTATCTTAGGAAGCTACAAGTAAAGTTTAAGGAACCTGGGTTTTGGGATTACTATAGGGAAATGAAAATAGATGCTCCTAAATGTGATACGGTGCAGATGGTAAAAGAGTTCTTTAAGAGGAAATCTGATTCTGATAGGCAATCCGTTAATTATCCTATACAGCATACTGGAGCATTGTGTTATAAGGTAAGCATGATAAACTTTTTTGAATACTTAAGACGTAATGACTTATTATTCAAGGTATTGATTACTGTAACACCCTACGATAAGTAATTTTGTTGTAGTAAAACAGTGTTAATTGCTTGAAACCCTTAAAGATTTAATCACTGAATTATTGTAATAATAAACTAGTAAAAGTATTAAATATGATTTTAAGTAACTTAAGAGAAATAGGCAATAAGCAGCTTTATGATTTTACAAGAGAGCAAACTCAGGTTTTTCTTACTGCTATATTAGGGGATGGTTGCATATCTACTACTAATAGTGGTAGTACTATATATACATCTAATTGTAAGCATAGGGAATACTTAGAGTATAAAAAACAATTAATTGGTAAAGGCAAAATAAATCATGTAGATAGCAATGGTTATAACCAAACTCCCATATATACTTATTATGGAGGAGCTTGGTCTTCACTTAAATTAATCAGGGAACTCCCTATAGAAGAAGTAGTGAGTAATCTTGATGAGTTAGGTTTAGCATTGTGGTTCTATGATGATGGGAGCCTTCATAAGAGGGACTTATATTACAACCTTAGTACTCAGAAATTTCCTCTGAGTATTCAAGAAGATGTATTTGTTCCTTTCTTTGAAAGTATAGGAGTAAAAGCTAAAGTAAGAGTAGATAATAATCATAGCAGACCATTATATTATTTAGGAATAAATAAATATGAGGGAGCCTATATTATTCATTCTATATTAGCTAAATATCCTATTAATTGTTACTCTTATAAATTATGGAGTTCAGAGACTATCCAGAAATGGAGTAAGCTGCAAGAGCAGCTGAAAAGCACTGATAGAAATCTAACCAATGGGCAACTAGCCTATATGTGGAGATTTTTATAAGATATAGTCCGACCTTTAGAGAAATCTAAAGAGAATATGTGGAATCGACATATTCGTAACATATGTGGAAATCAACTGTGAAGCTCCAGAAGAGATAGCGGAAGATATAGCTAAAGTACTATATGATATAATGGTTAAAGCTGGAGCATATTTTGTTCACAGGGTAAAGTTGGATGTAGACGTGTCCAGACATAAATTATGTATAGGAGACTTTGAATTTAATGGAGAGAAGATCATGGTTAAGGGCGATGTTATAGCCTCTATGGGAGAAGATGTTCTAGTAAATATCAGAACTAATCAGTCTTATAAAATAAAGGACTTACCGAAGAGCTATAAAGAGTATCTTGATGATAATGGTCCTCTTCCTACTTATTGGGTACATTAATTAAGATAGTATAGTAAAAGAAAATAAGTTAAGGAAGTGGTAAAAATTAATAAAGTGTATAAAGATCTTATAGATAAACTTGAAAATGCTATAAGAGCAGGAGTATCTATAGAGGCTTTAAATCCTATAAGGTCTGTAATGAATGAACTGAAAATCTTAGGGCAAAGACCAGAACTTGACAGTAGTGTAGATTCCTTTATGGACATAACTACTAATATGGCTAAGACTTATGCAGCTAAGAATCATGATTATGGTAATTCCTTTGATTGTTCTCTTAATAAGTTTGGACTTATAGCAGGTCTAGTAAGGATGGGAGACAAGATGAATAGACTGGAGTCATTAGTTAATAAGAAGGCTATGGTTAAGAATGAGTCTATTAAAGACACCCTTCTGGACCTTGCTAATTATGCTATAATGACTGTGATGTGGTTGGATAAAAATGAAACCAGTAATGATTCCGTATAGAATAAAACACAAGGCTACTGGGCTTTACTATAAGCCTGGTAGACCTAATTTGTCTAAGATAGGGAAAGTCTACAGTACAGGAAATAATGGATTAAACTACATAAGAAATAATAAGTTTGTAAGTATCATTAGTACTAAAGCACTTTTATCTAGAAGGCTTGAATTCTTAGGATATGAACTAAGATGGGTTGAATCTGGAATTTGCTGTTGCTTTGAAATTCCTAAATCTGAATTTGAAATAGAATATCTAACTAGTAGCAAAGGAGAGAAGTAGATGGTAATAGCAGTAGATTTTGATGGAACTTGTGTAACTCATGAGTTCCCTAAAATAGGTAAAGATATAGGTGCAATACCTGTATTGAGGAAACTAGTAGAGAAAGGGCATCAAATTATCTTATATACTATGAGGGGTCATTGCAGTAATAAATGTGTTACCGATAACAATGTTAGACTTATGGATACTCTTCAAGAAGCTATTGATTGGTTCCATAAAAATGAGATTCCTCTATATGGTATTAATGAGAATCCTATTCAACATAATTGGACTTCCTCTAAGAAGATATTTGCACACATTTATATAGATGATAGTTCCCTTGGGATACCGCTAAAGCATGATGAATACAGTACATTACCCTATGTAGATTGGAGTAGAGTAGAGATTTTACTAAAGATGAGAGGAATTTTGTAAATTTAAAAAGATTCCATGCAAAGGAAACAATATACAAGGAGAGAATTTATTAAGATAGTAGAGAGTAATGGCTTCTATTATAATAGATGTAATGGAAGCCATTCTATCTACATAAATAATGGAGGAAGGCATATCAGCATCCCAAAGAACATTAAGGATGTAATTATCAGAAGGCTGATTAAGGAGAATAACCTAGATACGAACCTAAAGAAAAGAAGAAATGACTGAAAGTGGATATTATCCAGAAGGAGTGGAACATAATGATCATTCCCCATGGAATATGAAATCAAATTCAAGTAGGAAAATTGAGGTTGAAGCTATTATAACATTAAGTAAGATAGTGTCGATATGGGTAGATGACTATACAATAGTGGATTCAGGAGTAGATGAAGATGGGGATTACTTCGAAGATATAGACTACTCAGAGTGTGATATAGAAGGAGCAGTAAGAGACCAAATTATACTACCAGATAAAGGTAATTTAAATGAGTGGAAGGTAGATAGTCTAGAAGTAGAAATTAAGAAATGTTGATGATATAATAAAGAAATGAAAGCGAAAGTTAAAACAACAGGGGAAGTCATAGAGGTATCACGGATAGAAAATATTATCACCAAAAGAGGAGTAGAACGTCAATATGTTGATAACAAGCGTAGTTGGTGTACATACGTGCAATCAGAGCTTGAATTTATTAAAGAAGAACCACATAAGAACATTGATTGGGAGCAACGCAGGTATGAGATAGCCAAAGATATGATGACTGCTGCTGAACAACATAACAATGACACAACAGGATTCAAAAATACAATGGCACAAGCGCAATATGCAATAGAATGTGCCGATGCCCTCATTGCGGAATTGAAGAAAGAAGACAAGCAATGAACATACTGATAAGTTTTATAATTTTAATAGTAGCAGCCGGCTTATATATTCTCATAAGAAATAAAAAAGTATTTGTTTTCAGAGCGTATATACTAGGTAGAGCTTATGATGAGCTACTTAGCATATTACATGAAGATATTGATAAGTATGAATCTATGCATAAAGAATGGGATAAAATTTATGATAGACATTCCTATAACAAAATGCTTTTTAGCTTTAAGCCTTTGAAATCAGAACATTGGTTTACTGAGGAAGAAATTAAGAAATTTAATTTGTAACATCTTATGAAGGAATGGTTGAAGAAATTTCAATGTTCGCATGAGTGGGTGATATTACATATCACTCGTTACGAGACTTGTGATAAGCTCCTATTGACATGTAAAAAATGTGGAAAACTTAAAAAGAAAAGAATATGACAGTACAGGAATTGATTGACGAACTTATGAAAGTACAGGATAAAAGTAAGCCACTTTATTCTACTGAACTTGAAGAAGAATATGACTTCCCCATTCAAGTTGAAATAAAGGAAATGAAAAAGTATATTAGAGTAGAAACCTACGAAGAATAAACATGGAAAGAAAAGTAGGAGAAATATTTGAGTACAATGGTGAGTGGTATCAGTGTGTAGAGCAACCAAAACAATATGATTGTGCCACTGTTTGTGAATTATGTGCTTTTAGTGCTGTTGGTAATTGCGAACTTGATAAATGTAGTGGAACTTATAGAAGTGACAGTAAATCTGTAATCTTCAAGAAACTTGAAAAGGTAGGAGAACCTGAAATTATAAATGGAAATAAAGTACAGTCGATTGTAACTGGATATGCAAACTGCACTTTCTGTGTATTCAAAAAAGGAGGAGCATGTTTAAGTGGCGGTGTATGCAAAAATAGCGCAAGAGCAATCTATATAGAAGTCAAACAAAACAAAGAAAATATGGAAGAAAGTGTAGAATTAAAATTGTTTGCTGACAGAACATCTAATGTAAATGAAGTATATATGGAAAAAAGGCTTTGTAATAGACTAAAACCATTCAATTTAGAAGCAGCCAAAGCTGGTAAACCTGTCTACACAAGAGACGGAAGAAAGGCGAGGATTATTTGCTTCGATGCCAAAAGAAAAGATGGGAAAAATATAGTGGCTCTTATTCCAAGCAAGGAATATCCCGGATTTGAAGATTTGGTTGCTTATCCTAATAATGGCAATTATCATGGAGGACATGAGAATGACGGCGACCTCATGATGCTCCCAGAAAAGAAAGAAGGATGGGTGAATATTTACAATCGTAATAGGCCTCGTACAAGTAGTGAGAATTGCTATATTATGACAGGAGTTTCTGTATTTGAAACCAAAGAGGGTGCAATATCCTATATAGATAAGGATAAAGAATATATTGATACTGTTAAAATCGAGTGGGAGGAGTAAATATTATGCATAGTAAGAGATATATTGTTCATAGGCAACCTGTAAGCTCTCCAGGTGATTATTATGGAGCACTTATGAATACAATAGATGATATTATTGGTATTTTTAAAACACGTGAAGCAGCAGAACTATATTGTGGAGGAAGAGAATATGTATTAAGGATAACTGAAGTTATTTGGGAAGAATAAACTATGATGTGGGTTATATTATGTTACATATTAAGTGTAGTAATAGTTTCAGCTATTATAATCAAAGTCAAATGGAATAAGCCATGTACTATCAAGGATCTATTGTGGTACTTATATTTTATAATTCTTGGTCCAGCACCCTTGATGGTATTTATTACATGTGAATTGATTGAAAAAGGGATTATCAAAAGAGTTTTATAAGTTATGTGGGTAGCGAGAGATAAAAATAATAGGTTGTTTATTTATGCCGAAGAAAAACCATTCAAGAAAGAAGATAATGAATGGCATATAATGGGTTGTTATAATAGTGTATTGGAACTTCCAAATGAATTATTCCCAGAAGTAAAGTGGGAGGACGAAGAACCAAAAGAGTTAGTATTAAGCTCTCTAGAAGAGAAAGAAAGCTGTGAAGATAATAGAGGACTTCTACATTGTAATAATTGTGGAGGAACAAATATTCTAAAGCATGCATGGGTAGATGCTAATACTTTAGAATTTGCACAAGAAGATTGGGCAAATAATGAATATTGGTGTGAGGATTGTAATGAAATAGTAGATATTGCAGAAGAGGAGGAAACAAATGAAAGTAATAAAGATATATGCTGATTGGTGTGGACCATGTAAAGAGTTAGAAAAGTTATTGAAAGAGTGTAATATTGAACATGAAAGTGTTAATATAGACTCTATGGATGGAGAAGGACTCTCTCTCAAATATAATATTAAATCACTCCCTACACTATTAATTACAGACAATGAAGGCAATCTTTTAAGAAAGTTGTCTGGAATGGTATCAAAGGAGAAGCTAGTAGAATTTATTTATCAATAATTGTTGTATATGGAATTAATTAAACCTTCATGGGAAATCTTAGAACAGGAATCCGGGATAGATGGAATATACAAAGCCATAGAAAGAGCTGGAAGAACCTGTTATAAGTCTGAAGATAAGATTACAGAGAACTCAGCTAAACCATTTGTTGATAGAATGGTTAAGTCTGGTCATGGTGCTATGTTGGAGCATGGTACTGTATATCTTAAAGTAGTAGGAGATGAGAGGATGTCAGAGAAATATCAAAATAATCCTTACTCTAGGGTGATTCTTAGGTATCCTAAAGGAGATATTCCTAATATACATTGTATTCCTACTCATTATATAACTACTAACTTTAGAGTATTGATAGAGGAGGGTTGGCTTAATGACTTAAAGTTTGTCTGTGAACCTACTGGACATCATGAAAAGAGAATTACTGTTAGATTTATTTGTGATAGAGGAGTATCTCATGAATTTGTAAGACATAGAGTATTCTCCTTTGCTCAAGAGAGTACCCGTTATTGCAACTATTCCAAAGATAAGTTTGGTAATGAGCTTACCTTTATTGAACCGTGCTGGTTGGAGGATTATAACTATGAAAGTAATACCTATTATAATGGATTCTTAGTAGCACTAAGAGCTGCCGAGGCTAACTATCTTAACTTACTAAAACAGTGGGAAGATAAGATACCTGACAAGAGATATAAGACTGGGTTCAGGAATAATCCTTGGACTCCTCAACAAGCAAGAGCAGTGTTGCCTAATGCCTTAAAGACAGAATTAGTAATGACTGGCTTTATTAACGATTGGAAACATTTCTTTGAATTAAGATGTGCTCCTAATGCTCATCCTAGTGCGAGAGAATTAGCTATTCCTTTAAGTGAAGAATTTATCAAAAGAGGACTGGTATGATGAATATAGATAAATTAAGAGAAGCCTGGCTGCAGGATAATCCTAAAATATTCTGCTTTTCAAATATTTTTAATTTTGTTCAATTCTGTTGGGCTCACAAGTTTACTCCCTATAACTCTGCTGTCGCATATGATGCTGAAAATGATGAAATGTATTTAGTAGAAAAAGAATATGAGAACGAATTTAGTTAAGAAAAAAAAAGACACAAAATCACCTCTAAATGATAGTATGCTTGACATAGTGATTGCATTTGATACTACTGGCTCTATGAGTGCTTACATTGAGGCAGTTAAGTTGAATATAAAGGAACTGATCCCTAAACTCTTTGAACAGAATTCTAATTTAAGGATAGGATTAGTAGCTTTTGGTGATTATTGTGATATGCTAAGCAAAGATAAATTTGGTAAGGCATATCAAGTATGTGAGCTTACTAATGATGAGACTAGACTTATAGAGTTCGTCACCAAGGCAAAGAATACAAGTGGGGGCGATGTAGAGGAATTCTATGAACTTGTCATTAAGAAGATAGTAGAAGAGACTAATTGGAGAGAGGGTTCTACCAAAGCAGTTCTCCTTATTGCAGATTCAGAACCACATGAAGTAGGATACCATTATGGTAACAAAGTGGTTAATAATCAAATTGATTGGAGAGAAGAAGCTAGGAAAGCTGCTGAAAAAGGAATCAAGTTTGACACAGTGACTATAAATAAAACTGAGTGGTATAAAGAACTCTCAAAGATTACTAATGGTGTGAGTGCTCCCTTCAGTACAAGCTTAAAGACTTCGCAACTTATTGAAGCTGTTGTATTGGCAAGAGGAGGAGAAAGGACAAGAGACCTTTATAAGACTACTATGGATAGCTTTGAAGCAAGTGGTGATATTGAAATGACTGCTGTATATGCAGCTTATTCAAAAGAAGTAATATTTTAAAATAATAAAAGCATGAAAGTAAATCTTACAGAAATTGAAGTGGGGGATATCTTCTCAGAAGAGTCTCATTACATTGTAAAAGAAATAAAGAAGGATAGTGTTGTATTTGAACATCTTGAGAGTGGTAAGACTGTAAGTCTGAGCAATGAGTATACTCATAATATGCTCAATACTTCTGACCAGTATGAAAAAGAAGTAAAGGTTACTAAGGAAGATAAGAAAGATGGTACTCCGGGCATAAGAACTATCTTTGAAGGTATTAAGTCCTCTGAGGTATTCACTGTGGTCTTCAAGAAACAAGACAAGGCTAAGACTAAGAAACAGTTTGAGTCTGAGAGAGAATCTCAAAGAGCTGAGGCTATTGCATTAATAGATAAAGCTAAAAGACAAAAGAAGTCTATGGCTACAGCCTATAAAGAAGCTTTAGAATTCATTCAAAACAATCCTGTAAAGGACTATATTGAAGGAGAGGATAGAGTACTAAGAGGTTACAAGATGCAATTCGTTTCAAGAGATGGTAAATATAAATGTATGGATATGGACATCAAAAGAACAGGAAAAGAGACTGGAGAAAGATATGTAAATATAAATACGATTTCACATCTTATTTATAATGGAGTAAAATATGTAGTAGAGTAATCTATTATATCTCTTCTTGACCATACTAGGAAATTTGCAAATGGGAGTAACAGAGAAATCTTGTTACTCCCTTAGTAATTTTTTTTAAAGTCAAATAAGGATTCAAAATGTTATCTTATTCTAGTAAAGTAGATTAATATGAATATCTTAAGAGGTCAGATGTAAATATATAAATTGATCTCTTATTTCTTCACACTATAATTAGTAATCAAATTAATTAATGACAACTTTCACACTTAATATCTTGGTTTATTAAGGATAAATACTTACCTTTGCTATTGTTTTTTATTTAACAAGTATATTATATGAATAATTGTTTAGTAACAACTGAAGAGATTAGGTACTTAGCTAAGAAGTTACAAGGTGAGACGGAAGAATCTGTAAAGGGTCTTGTAGCTTTGTGGCAAAAAGAGAATAATAAATCTATTGAAGAGTATCCTTCTGCAAAGGAACTTAATGATTTCAGATTTAAACTCAGAAGTGCAGATGCAATAGAAATGCTTGATGAAGCATTATCTACTTCATTTGATGCTCCTAAGATCTCTTCTATTGAAGAGCAAGCTAAGGTTGATTTAGACTTTGACCCAAGAACCAGAAGAGATAGAGTAAATCTTATTGCTAGATTCTTCAGTAATGAGGTAGATAAAGCACTACAGGAAATGAATGATTCTCTTAATAAGAGAATGGATACAGCTTCTGATGAAGAAAGATTGCAATTACAGATGGAGTTAAGCTCCCTTAATAGATTTGATGCCATAAAGAAATACACCCCTGCTGGATTATTTGACAGAGTATTGGATATATTTCAATCCTATATCAACGATACAGAAGAGAATAGAATACAAATTGAACTTGGGGCAATAAATGCAAGAGAGCAGACATTAATTGATGAGGGTGTTATAGATGAATCTGAAAGATTCTCTGATGAACAAAAATTGGATGCTGCAAGAAGAAAAGCTGTATATAAGGAACAAGCTTATAGAAAAGTTGTTGATAACTTTAAACCTTTGGCAGAAGAAGCTAGCACATTACTCGTAATGACAGAAGGAGTTAGAATTGACTTGAACTATATTGCTCCTAAAGATGCTAACTTAAATGATGATACTCCTGAAGGATACAGTGAGCTTGATGAGCAAGCTGATGATTATAATAAGGAAGAGACTTTTAAAGATGGCTGGATGACTAACTTTAGACAAGTTAGTTCCCATGAATCATTATCTCAAGCAGTTAGAAAAGTTATTAGGGAAATACCCAGGCTTGACTATGAAGGAATGTATGAGGAAGATGATTTGGGTAATCTAAGGTATTTAGATGCTGATTATGTTCATGCAACTCTTATTGATAAATTGAGAGATATGATTACTTCTGAAGATATGATTCCTCTTATACAGGAGCTTGAAAGGAATAAACCCTGGGTGGCTCAAGTAAGAGAATTACTTGAGAAAGATGATACTCTATTTTCTCAGTTCTATCAAGATTTTAGAAAGGATTTTATACCCTATTGGATCCAGAAGAAAAAGACGATGCTTGATGGTACATTCAAGATGCAAACCATTGCTATTAACAAGCCTGAAGGTGTATATTACCTTCTTGATGCTTGGAGAGATAACTATGAGAATGGTATGCAACTTGATAATGATAGTGTATATGAGAAGAATGGGGACATAAATATTGAAAATGCTGAAAAAGGTCTTAAGTGGGTCGAAACTCTAAACAATAAATTCTCTAATTTGGATACTGAAGCAAGATTAGAACTTCTTGAGGATGATAGGATCTGGAAAACTATACTAAAGCTGTTGAATATGATTGGTATTGATGCCAATCCCTCTATATTAAGAAATGCACTAACTGATATTAGAACTTCTGATACAGCTAAGTTTACTGACCCTATTATGGTCCTACTACCTCAATTGAATATTATATTCAAAGGAATCAAGAAGGGGGAAATAAAGTCAGAAACAGGAGAAGATGGAATAGAGAAGAGAGGAGACTTAATCAATACATTTGGTTCAGCTTATAGTGCGATTGCAAATATGATGGCTAATGTAACTGAAGATGCTATTGAAAGTAGTGTTAGAGAGAATGATAAGTCTTATTACTCTCATGTCACCCCAAATTATCTTGGAAAGCTAATTAAACAGCTTAAGAATGTAAGAGGAGATAGGAAGAGATTTGAAGAATTTATTAATACTGAGTTTAAGCAATATGAGTGGTTCTTTAAAGATGGGAGATGGAGAAGTGACTGGTTAGAGCAACTGGTTAACTCTGAGGAAATGAGAAGAGGCCTAAATCATAAAGTAGTATTGAACTCTGATAAAGTGGACTACACTAACTGGGATGACTTAGATTATACCTTAGCACTTCTTACTGAATATTGGGGAGACCCAGAAGATAGTAGAACAAGTGTGAAGTGGGCCTGGTATCATGTCCCTATTCTTTCAGATTCTCCTTCTGCTGAATTCATTAGATTCAGAAAATATGTAAGTGGAGTTGAATATGATGAGAATGGGAACAAGCTGACTTATGATGATATTATCCTTGATAAACTAACTGATTTAGTCAATCAAGAATATGACAGAATAATGCTTGTCAGAGCAAGAGATGAGGAATTTCAGAATAATAATCCAAACATCTCCCCTATAGCAAACTATGATATTTCCAGGAAGAAGGATGGAAGTATTAAGAGTATAGGGGGAGCTGAGTTTAAGTTCTTACCTGCACTTAATTCCATTAGATATAATAATGGAGAAACATTCCTTGACAGATTGAGTAGATTGAGCAGGGAAGGCAGTGGTGCTGAGTTAAAGGAATTCATTAGAGATACTCTTAGAGAAGTTATGGATAATGGCTTTGAAGAGGCATATAGAGACTGGGCAAGAATTGGTTTATTTGATGAGTTACCAAATGGAAAGTATAAGTACTTACCTTTTGCAGGTCAATCACAGCAGAACTCAAGAACTGCAAAGTCTCTTATCAAAGCTAAAGAAATCCTTGGTACTACTTTATGGACTACTGATACGGAGTTGTTATTGAAAGATTATAACAACAATAATCCAGTAGATGATAGAGTTGCTACAGATTTGTTCCAACAAATTAAAGACTTAATAAATCAGAAGTCTATAAGAGGAGATATTACTAAACAAGAAGCAGATAGTATTAACAAAAACCTTATAGTAAAGAATAATACAAAAGCTGCATTAAGAGAGTATTACTGGAATAGTAAATTAGCTACTTCTCAAATTATTGAGTTAACTACTACCGACTTAGCTTTCTATAAGAATGTAGAGGACTTTCAGAAGAGATATAAGGAGGTTCATGCCCCAGCTCTTAGAATGAATACCAAAGCTACTTATAAGGGAGAAAGAATTGGTAGAGATTGGGAAAGAACTATCTACTTGAAGGATGATGAGGTTGTATCTTCAGTACTGAGTGATATTGAAACAGTTCTTGATGAGAGAGTTAAGAAAGGTGAAATGCCCAAGATGGATAGAGATAATATTATTAACAAGTTTAAGGCAGTTAATGTTGCAGATGCACAGGCTTATAGAAGTTTAAGCTCCTATAGAGCAATACTTGGTATGTCTGGCCAGTGGACAGATGAGATGGAGCAGGCATATAATAATTTCAAAAATGGTACTTGGAACATTGCTGACTTTAATATTATCTGGCAGACTAAGAAACCTTATGTATATACCCAAATTAGCAACATGAGTGGTGTAGAAGGTCATACTGGTATTAAGACTCCTGTACAGCATAAGAACTCTGAATTCTTATTACTTGCCATGCATGAGTTAATAGCTGGTCCACTTAGTAAATCAAGCAAGCTTAAAGCTATTAATGAATTCATGGAAGAGAACAATATTGATGTAGTTCAATTTGAATCTACTACTAAAGTCGGGAAGCAAGGTGTTATTGACCTTAACGAGGTTAGTGACTTCAGGCAAGTAAAGGAGGTATTGAAGAATACTACTATGCCTAATGGTATTGAGAATCCTAATGTAGTACATAAAATAAGCTATGAAGATTATGGTATTCAGACTGCAACTCCTGAACATGCTATTGATGCTGTGCAGCTTGTAGGTACTCAGATTAGAAAGTTGATTACTGCTGATATTGCATCAGATGCTATCATTGAGGTTGATGGTAAGAAAATGACCAAGCAGGAATGGCTGGACCTGTATAATGCAATCAATACTGAGAATATCTTGCAAGCATTCAAGAATGTGAATGATATATTCAAAGACCCTAAGAAGGTAGAGGAGGCACTACTTGAAGAGATTAGAGGTAATCAGAGATATGGAATTGATATGGTCAGAGCCTGTACCCTTAATGAGAATGGTCAGTTCAATATTCCATTATTTGATCCTGTACAATCTCAAAGAGTACAGACTCTTCTTAATAGTATCATCAAGAGCAAAATTACCAAACAGAAGATTAGAGGTGGAGCATTGATTCAGGTATCTGATTATGGCTTAACTGATGAACTTCATGTGGTATTTGAAGGGGAAGGTGAGAACAAGAGAATTAAATATCTTGAATGTTACATGCCAGCTTATTCAAGAGAGTTCTATGAACCCCTTATGAAGGAAGGAACTCATGAACTTGATATTACCAAACTTCCTGAAGATCTTAGGAAGTTGATTGGTTATAGAGTCCCGACGGAAGATAAGTACTCAATGGCTCCTTTGTATATCAAAGGATTCTTACCTCAACAGAATGGTTCTGCAATTATGCTTCCTGCTGAGATTACCACTCTGTCAGGTTCTGACTTTGATGTGGATAAGATGTATATTATGCTTCCTGAATTCAAGGTAGATAAGTTTGACTTCAGAAGAGCAAAACAGGACTTTAAAGGTGAGCAAAAAATACTTGATGAATTAGCTACCTTATTTAGGGCAGGAAATCTATTAGAGGACTTTGCAAATGCACCTGTAAAGTTTAAGAAATGGTTTGAAGAAAACAAGGAAAAGTACAGACTTGATACATACAAGATTAGAAAAGTAAAGTATGACTTTAATAAAACTCCACAAGAAAATAGTCTTGAAGCAAGAAACAACTTGATGATAGATATGATGTGGGGAGTTCTAACGAATACAGATACAGCCTCTAAGATTCTTAACCCAGGTGGTTTTGATTATCAAAAGAAAGCTGCAAGAATTATTAGTATTCTTAGTTCGAGCTATGAATCAGATTTAAAAAGAGACTTAAATATTTCTGATGGCTCGATTATTACTAAGTTACTTTCAATGGATTTAAAAGAACTTGATAGGCTTACTGAAAAAACTAAGAAAAGACTTGACCCCATTTCTCCAAGAACTCAAGTACAACTTCATCAACAGAATATGACTGGTGCAAAACTGATAGGTATATATGCAAATCATAATGCTAATCATGCTTTAATGCAACATACTGAATTAGGCCTTGATGTAGAGAATGGCTCATTTATATTGAATGGGAAGAGACTTATTTCTTTACATAACATTATGAATGAAGACAAAGAGTTTATATCAAAGAATAATGCAGGTTTCTTGGCTGCATCTGTGGATAATGTGAAAGATCCTGTGTTGGCTGGTATTAACCAAAATACATTCACTGCTGATGCTTCTATGCTTCTTTCAAGACTAGGTTATAACCCTATTGAGATAGGTTTGCTTATGACACAACCTATTGTTATGGATATTACCCAGACTTATTTTAGGGAGAGTAGAGAAGGCAAAAATAAGGACACTGTGATTGATGAAGTTCTTGTAGAATACAAAAAGAAGGCTGCAATGATGGAAGAGATTACTTATGATAATTATAAGAGCAATGATTTCTTAATTGAGGACCTTGCGAACAACATTCTTATTGCAAAAGAAATGACAGGTATCATAAGTGCTAATCAGACTTCTGATTACAGCAAGGTTGAATTCTATAAGAAGCAAGTTGCTGTAGGATTCCTATTTAAGAGAATCATGAGAACTGCCGATAGTCTTGGTAAACTTGTACAAGCTACAAGGTCTGATACTCAAGGTGGTGCAGCAGGTCCAACTATTGCTGATACAAAACTCAAAATCCAAAAGGTCCAAGACTTCTTGAAAGATATAGAGGAGAATGATAAGTTTCCACTCGTAGGAGCAGGTGTAATTAGTGATGATATTTCTTTTAATGAGGATATCAATGATATAAGAGAGCAATTACTTACAAGTAAATTACCTTTCCTACAGGCATTCTATACACTCGGACTGAAGCAATCAGAGAAAATGTTAAGCAAATATTTCCCTCAATTTACTGAGTCATTTGATGAGGTGATCAATACTCTTAGAAGTATGACAAAGACAGGCAGATTGGATGTAAAAACTATGAATAGTATTTATAATGATTTGTTAGCTTATATAATGTCTTCTACAGATTTCTTTGGTACAGAAATTGACTGGAGTTCAATAAGTGAGAATGGCGTTCCTATGAAGATAATTACAGATTCTACTAACAAGAGAAAGGACTTCATTAATAACTTCCCAACTTACTTCAAAGGAGTAGTAGCTAATAATGAAGATATAGCAGATCTTGAATTTATTAAGAGGCTTAGAATAATTAGAGCTAATGATAACAATCCTGTAGATACTGTAGTATTCAAGAATGTTGGTCAATTGAGCCCCACTCTAAGGGAAAGATATATGAGAGATTGGGCTTCTCTATTATATATGAGTAACCCAGAAGCTCAGAAATTTGCTCTTAATTTATTCAGATACAGCTTCTACAGAAATGGCTTTGCATTTGGTCCTAATACCTTTATTCATTTAGCTCCTGTAGCTGTAAGAAGTGCAGTTCCAGAGTATATTGAAACACTAAGAAGTCTCCTTACATCCGAGGATGACTATAGTGACTTTGTTGAACAGTATGTCTACAATCACCTTGATAATAGAAAGCTTGTTCCTGAAATTCCTGATGATGCTTCAACTTTATTTAGAGGTGAAGATAATGGGATTAAGGATGAAGTTACATTTGTGATAGATGAAAATGCTAATTTTGGGGATAAAAAAATCATCAAGAAGAGAATAGATACTCCTGATGGTCCTGTATATGACTTCTTTGATTTCATTGCAAGAAGAAACAAAGGTAACTATATTTATTACAGATTAACTGCAGATAGAGTTGAAGAGTCTAATGTAGCCGTCTATAGAAGGATTGAGCCACTTGGATTCAAGAATAGCTTTATTGAATATGAGTATGGTAAGGAAGCAAGTGAAATGACTTCTGTAATTGATAAGAACAAGAAAGGTTATAATCCTAATGCTGTTATTGATGAAGCAGTTACTTCTTATGAAACTCCTCAAATGACAGAAGAGGATTTGGCTTATTCTGAAATGTACAGAGAGGCCTTTAGTGAGGATGCATTAAGACAGGCTTATGAAGATATATATGGCTCTTCCCTTGAAATTCCCTCAGGTTCAGAAAATGATGTAACGTCTATTCAGCCTAATGTAGATTATAGAGATGAAAATGGTGACAGTATTTGTGGTGCAACAAATTTATTAAGTTAATAAGATATGTCAAGAAATTGTGCAATTATTCCTCAAGTGAGAAATGATAAAGGCCAGATAGTAGACAGCAAGCTCTTCAAGGGCTTGCTTGCCTACACTGGGAATAATAGATCAGAAGCTACTAGACTTTATTTAATTACTAAGAGTAGTGAATTTATTAAGAATTGGAATTCTAAGCTAACATTAGATGAAAACAATGAACCCACAATCAATAGTTTGCTGAAAAAGACTAATTTTAGTGATGTTATTCCTGAGTCTAAAGTACTTGAAAAGCTGAATAGAGATATTGGATACTATAAGAGAGGAATGAATAGACCTGCTCTTTGGATAAATAATGATGAGAACTATCAGACACTATTACAGAAAGCAATCTCATTCAATCAAACCTCAGATTTCAGAGATGATTATGTAGCTAGAATCATTAAGATTCAAGATACTGAATCACCAAGAATACTCATAGGAGTAAAAGTTGAAAAGAGAAATAGGCTCAATTCAATTGAAGCTGATAAAATGATATACAATTCCAATCTCAATAATAGATTAAGAGATATTCTAGCAGCTAACGGTGTTACAACAGGAGTTCTTACAAATCTTGAGAAAAGAATGGGTATTAATGGGGTTACTGATTTTGATACAGCAAAAACAGCAGCTAATGGATTAGTAGAGATGATTAGGTTGGCTAATGGTATTGAAGGAGAGAAAGCTCTTCCTGAAGAGTTTGCTCACTTTGCTATTGAAGCTATGGGAGAGTCTCCTATTATTAATAGATTAATAAATAACCTAAATTCAAATGGTCTCGTAGATGAAATACTTGGTGATGAATATGATACATATAATACACTCTATAATGGAGATACTGCTAAATTAGCCAAGGAAGCAGCAGGTAAATTACTTGCAAAACATTTGTTAAAATCAGAACCCATAGAACAGAAACCCTATAAGAACTTATTGGAGAGAGTTATCTCAGCTATTAAATCCTTCTTCAAGACCATAAATGTCAACCAGATACAAAAAGCTATATATGAAGCAGATAAAGATTTTGGTAGATTAGCAAGGGATATCCTTAATGGTAGAATGGATGAGGAGATAAGTATAGATAATATCAAGTCATCTGATCTATTCTATCAAACCAATGAAAGAATTCAAAGAGATAGAAAAGTACTACAGAATATTATTAATAATGAGCTTAAAAGACTTAAGATTTATGAAAAAAGAAATCCTAATAGTCAATTTAGTACCAATCAAAGGCTCCTTATTGATAGACTAGAAATGGAGCTATATGATAACAATGAAATTGAAGGAATTTATTCTTTTCTTAATAATGCTCTTGAAGAACTACAGAAAGTAAGCAGTAGACTTGGGATGTTAAGAGATACCTCAGCAACTAATGTAAATGAGAGAGCTTCAGTATTAAGAGATATAAGAAATTACATGTATTCTTATAAGAACATTATAGAAGATATAAGAAGAGCATTAGTAGATGAAGAGAGATATGCTGATAATAGATATGGTCAGAGAGTTAGAGTAGTACTAGATAATGCTTCTATCCTAGTTGAAGACTTATTTGTTAAGTATAATGATGTATCTATGCCTTTATTTATAGATTTCATTAAGCCCTTTATTGGAGAGAGTATTATGATACCTTTTGGTAAATTTAAGGGGAAAGTTATTAGAGCTGAAGATCTAGTAAAGATGGCTGATGAAGATATTTCTTTCTTCGATAGATGGCTTGATAGTATGGCAGATTCCTCTGATTATGCTCTAAAAATAATGGACCAAGCTGTCAAGAAGAGTAAAGAACAAGCAAGGTTCAGGACTATTGATGTAATGAAACAGTTACAGGCTGCTACTATTAAACTTGAGGAGGCAGGTATCAAGAACACTGATTGGATGTTCGAGAGGGATAGCAAGGGTAATTTAAGTGGTAATTATATCTCTGAAATCAATCAAGCTATATTCAAAGAGAAATTAAAGGAAATGTTTAAAACTCTTAATGAAAAGTATGGGAAAAACCCTATTGGTGAAGATGCTGAGAAGTACAAAAGAGAAAGACAGGCTTGGTTTGATGCTAATATGGAAATAGTCAATGGTAAGAAAGTACCTAGAATGTCTATCTATGGTAATAAACAATATCAAAGATTGAATAAAGCTCAGAAAGAATATTATGATACTGTAATGAACATTAAGTCTCAGTTAGATTCGTACTTACCAGAGAAATATACTACACTTACTAATGCTGTTAAAATAAGAAAAGACTTATTTGAAAGAGTGAAAGCATCTAATAATGTAAGGTCTGGAGTAAAACAGATATGGGAAAGTATTAAAGATGAGTTTGTTAGAAGAACTGATGATGTTGATTTTGGGGATAGAGCCACTATAAAAGACTTTGAGGGAAATGAGGTACAAGTACTTCCTATTTACTTTACTAAATTGAAGGAAGGAGAAGATGCAAATGATTTATCTACTGATATCGTAAGTACTCTTACAGCTTATGCTGCAATGGTTAATGACTTTGATGAAATGAATAAAGTTATTGATGTACTTGAATTAGGGAGGGATCTATTAAAGGAAAGACAGGTAGTTCAGACTCAAGGTGGTAAACCACTCATAGAGAAATTTAAAATAATAGGTAGGAAAGTCGAAAGTAAATTGACAAAAGAAGGAGAAGGAACTAGATTTGTAAAGAGACTAAATGATTTCTTTAATATGCAAGTGTATGGAAAATATATGGCAGATGAAGGAACATTTGGTAAAACAAATATTGACAAAGGCAAAGTAGCTAACTTCATAAATAAGGTTACTTCTATGAGTAATCTAGCACTTAATGTTCTTTCTGGTATATCTAATTTAGCTACTGGCAGAATAATGATGAGAATAGAATCTCTTGCTGGAGAGTTTTTTAATGAGAAGAATACGATTACAGCTGATAGAATATATGGCAAGGCTCTTCCTGCATATCTAGCTGAGATTGGAAGTAGAGTGAAAACAAGTAAGTTAGCCTTATGGGATGAATTATTCAATGTAATGCAAGAGTATGAACAAGATGTTAGAGAAGTGAACTTCGATAGAAAAACTTGGTTTAGTAAAATGTTTAGCACATCTACTTTGTTCTTCATGAATAATGCAGGAGAACACTGGATGCAGAATAGAACTTCTTTAGCATTAGCAGATACTTATAAGATGAAAGCTCCTAATGGTAAGATTGTTAGTCTATGGGATGCCATGGAGGTAGTACCTATTGATAAAAATAATAAGAAACTAGGGGCTAAACTTCAATTAAAGCAGGGTTATAAAAAAGCTGATGGTTCTGATTTCACACAAGATGATATTATTAAATTTAGTCGAAGAAGTGCTGCGATTAATCAGAGAATGCACGGTATTTATAATAAAGCTGATAGATCTGCAGTACAGAGATTGGCTATTGGTAGAATGGGTATGATGTTCAGGAAGTGGATAAAACCATCTTTGAATAGAAGATTCAAATCAGCTTCATATAACTATGACTTAGATGCTTGGACTGAAGGTTATTATAGAACGAGTGGTAGATTTCTATTGCAGCTTGCAAGAGATTTAAGAGAGACTCAATTTAATATTGCCGCTAGGTGGAATGAACTTACTTCTACTGAAAAAGCTAATATAAAAAGAGCCTTAACTGAAACAGGGCATTTCTTAGCAGTAATGGCTATTATAGGTCTCATTGAGTGGTCTGATGATAAGGATAGGCCATGGCTAGTCAGAATGACTGAATACCAAATGAGAAGATTATATACTGAATTAGGTGCTATGATACCTGGAAAATCTATGATTTCAGAAGGCTTAAAGATCATTAAATCTCCTGCTGCTGGTGTAAATACAATAGAAAATATACTGGATTTAACTAAATTACTCAATCCTTGGAACTATACAGATGAGATACAATCAGGCAGATATGAAGGACATAGCACAGCATATAAGTCATTCTTTGAATCTCCTGTAATTCCAATGAATAGAACTATATACAGGGGATTACATCCGGAGACTGGAATACCATTCTTTAAACAATAAAAAATATGATAATTATTCTAATACTTACTGCTGCTTTAGTCATTGGCTTAGCTATGACTATTGGACTAATTACAATAGAAGTAACTACTAATGAAGCCTATTGTAAATAAAAAAAAAGGAGGAACTATATTCCTCCTTTTTTATTTTCTCCTCAACAAAAAATTTCACCATAATGTTCAGATAGTTAAACATGCAATAGCTTGATCCCTTTCAGCTATAGAGATAGAATCAAATTGCTCTTTAGTCCACCCTTTATTAAGTAGCTGCATTTGAATATCTGAATCCAAAGAATCAAATAATAATTCAATTCCTGTAGATTTTCTAAGTCTGTTCAATTCTCTTTCCTTATATCTATTAAACATTGGGACAGTTAATAGTTGAATCTTATGACCTACAGCATTATTGGCTCCATCTCTAGTAATTCTATATAAAAATGCTTCTCTTATATTACTATTACGAAAGGCTCTCATTGCTGCATCTACAGTATAATAAGTTTTATAATTGAGTTTTCTTAATTCTTCATTAGCCTTCTTGAATTCATCATTCAATGCTTTTTCTAGCTCTTCTGGAGACACTATTCTATTCCTAGATTGATTAATTAGGGAAATATTAAGCTCTTCTCCAGCATATTTGCCCTCATTTATCATCTGATAATAAGCAATAAGATGGGGCTGTACCCTATTCCAATTTGTTACTTTTACATATAGGTCTCTGAAGAAATTTTTTATCCTATCAAAAAGCCCTTTAGCTTGTCTAGTTTGCATGTATTCTCTGAAGCCTTCTGCCATATCTTCTTCAAGATCTAACTCAGATTTATCTCCATACATTTCTCTAGCCTCAGCTAATAATCCTTGCCTTTCTGTTTGGTCCAGAAGGAGGTTGAAGACAACATGGAATGCTTCATGATAGACAGTTCCTTCTGCAGCTATATCAGATAGAGTAACTATACCATTGTTAAATTGCCCCCAAGCTAAAGTTCCTTGGCTACCAACTCTAATGAGACCTTTTACCACTCTTATTCTATTATCTTCTGATAATTGAGGAAGTATCTTTCTTACCCATGCAAGTTCCTTTTCTTGATTCCAAACATCTCTTGTTCTATTATCTACTTCTCTTAACTTATGTCTAGTTCTAGAAGCCTTTCTATTGTTTACTGTTTGTTCAGCTTGTGCTGTTTTAGCTGCTCCAGACTCAGTAGAGGTGGATAATATATTAGCAGGAGTCTCAGATTTAGGTACTTCAATTGCAGGAGCAGATGAAGGATCAAATATAAGAGTTTTCTCATTTGATATATCTAGCACTCTCTGAGGATTACCATTAAGTATCTTCCTGATAGTATCCTTAGCTTGCTGTTCAGTAAGAGTCATTGGGTCATTCTTAATAAGAGTAATTGAATTACCATTAGGAAATATCGCCATATATGAATTACTTGCAACATGGGCTTCTTCACCCTGTCTACCAAATCCCTTAGTTATATTAGGTATCTTAGCCATATACACATCAACACCATTCACTTTACCAATAGGAGTTAAGTAGCTCTTATGCAACTTACTATCTCTTACGAAATAGCCTACTTTGCTATCCTCAAGACTATATTCAGGAAGTACATTATTAATAGGATCTTGTGTTTCAAGAGCACTATTAAAGACTGGTACTGTTGAATTAGTAGAAGTAGGCTCACTTGCTTTTACAGCACCTACTAATGGCACATTAACACTAGGATTATAAGTAATTATTATACCCTTCTCCTTTGTTACTCCCTCAACAATATCCTTATTATAGCTAGTAACAAATGGTAAAATAGCAAGTGTTGTAACAGGAGCATGATACTGAGACTCAAATAGATTTTTGTATGCAGATAATTGTAGAGTATAATAGTCTCTAGTACTTATTCTTTGAGTGGCTGATGGATTAGTAAAGTAATTTACTTTGTTACCATATCTATCTATAAAGTCATAAAAACTATACCTACTTGTTTTTACATCATATATTCTAAAATTTCCATCTGCATCAACTGAAAGAATATCAACTTCTCCTGCAACTCTTGTTCCATCAGCATACTTTTGAAATAGTACAATATTATTAGTTAAAAATCTCTCACCTCTTGATTCAATATTAGATCTAATTTCTGTAAGTGAAGAAATTAAGTCTGCAAAGGCTTTCTCATTCATATTATCAGGTCTTATAGGGGTATCATTCGATGTAAAGAAGTTCCTGATTACACTATCTACGGCAGTGCCAGCATTTAGAGCTCTCTGTGACTTAGTTTCAGACATACTATCCCTTATAATGTTTACAATAGTATCTCTATTTCTTACATCAATCTTCCCACTAAAAGCACTTAAATCAACTTTCCAGTGATTACCTAAATACTTCAAATAGTTATTATACTGAGTAACATTATCTGATAATTGAGATAATTTTACTCTTATATCTTTGAGAGAATCAGACTGTTTCTTTGACTCAACCCAATTACTTCCTAATCTATTATGTACTCTTTCATATGCATGATACTGGCCATCTTCCTCAAGTATATAGTAAAATTCACTATCAGTTCTTGCCTTATCTACTTTCTTTTGGTTCTCAGCTATTTGTGCTATGACTTTCTTACTATCTCCTACAGTTCTTTCTCTTCCAGCAATCTTATCTTTAACCTTCTGAGCATTTTCACCTGTTAAATATTTTTGGGTTCCTCTATCCAATACCTGACCACTTGGTAATAGAATTTTGTTATTCCATATCAAAGAGCCATTGGTAGCATCACCAAAGTTAGCATTTGCCCAAGCTAAGTCACTGATTAATTGAGCATTTTCAGGATATATTCTCTGATTATTACTATCGTATATAATACCAGTAGTTAAGTCTACTCCATAAGTAACACCATCAATAACCACCTTAGTACCTGTGATAACACCTTCAGTTCCACCTACAGGGGTTTCTATCTTCCTTGTAGTATCTGGAGATATGGATGCAGGACTTATAGCTTGATGTAGGTTACCCTCTATATCAAAGTAATCAGTAGTAAACCAACTACTTATTACCCTTGCATCTGAGATATTTGATGTAAGTACATTAGAATTGATAAGCATATTATTGTACCCACCTTTATTCAACATACCTAGATTCACTTGAAGAAGTAAATTGAAGTCAAGAAGAATTTCCCTTATTTCCTTCGAGATATCATCAATATTTTTTAAAGCAGGTCCTGTCTGTATCTCCTTATCTCCTATAATAGAATATAGAGTATTTTGGTCCCATTTTTCAGTCAAGAATACTGTTTTTACAGTCTCCTTCCTTATCCTTTTACCATCTTTCTCTTCATATATCTCATTACCTTGAGCATCTCTTTGTACTTTAGTAAATCTAATACCATTACCTGCATCTGATGTAAACCAATCAATATGCAAATCTCCAGTGTAGAGGTTAGTTGAAAGAGACTTTACTGCATTATTTAAGTCATCTTCACTCAATGAATTAGCAAGTGCTTCAATAGACTCCTGTATATTTTTATACATCTGTGCGCTTTGTATTTCAATATCATCAGGATTGAATTCAGTTTTATTGAAGTGCTTCACTCTTAAAGCAGCAGGTGAATATTTACCAGCAGCATTAGGAATAAGTAGATACATTCTACCCTCTTTTTGAGCCATATCTACTGGTTTGATAATAAGACTATCATCTATTTTACCATTAGTAGAAAGAGTACCATTCTTGATTATACCAAAGATAGGTTCTCTACCTTCCCCTAATACATTAGGTATATTAGCCAAGCTTCTTTCCTCAGTACTATAAGGTATTCTACCTACCATTATTTGTGATACTCTTGTGGTAGGAGTAGCAATGAATTTCTTAGTTTTATCACCTCTTTGTGCAAATTCAGCTTTTATCTTCTCTTCAAGACCAGCAAGACCTTCATATCTGCTTACTGAATAGTCAGATTCGTCAAGACTACCTACAATCTGATTGTTTCTTCTATCTATAATGAAAATTGTATGGTCATTGAATTCAGGGTCAATCATAAATCCAAGCTCATCACCTACCTTTAGATTACCCTCATTCACATAAGTAAATGCACCATTATCTTTTAGATAGTTATATAACTCATCAAAATTTACCCCATGCTCCCTTTCAGCAGCTACTATATTGAATGGTCTAAAATCTCCCTCCTTGCTTGCTTGAATATGCAGTTCAGGTATTGAAGGTCTATAATAAGGCCTTTTACCCTTTTGTTTACTATCAAGTGATTGTGGAGTCTCTATTCTGTCATTAGTTTCCTTATTCTCATCTCTTACTTGAGTTGAAGTTATATTACCTGCAGGAGGCTCATAAGTAGTAACAGGAAACCCTCCAGTATCAACTGAAGGAATAGTAGAGGTTTCACTATCTCCTGTAGTGTCTTTTGTAGGAGCTGAAGGATTTGGTTTACCTTTTTCCCTTAATGTTCTATAATCTTGTGAGAATCTATTTTTAAATCTATTTTCATTATTGACTTGATTCATTGCTCTGAGAAGAGCATATTGAGCCTCTTGAAATTTAATAGTATTCTCCTCAGGAGTTAAATTGTCATCATATAAAGCATACGAGTTATCAATATATATAGAGTTAGGATTTGCTATCTCTTCTAAATTAGAAGAGTTCTCAAATTGGTCTTGAAGAAGTTTAAGAGCATCCATTTTAACATCTGGACTTTCATTGAGAGAATTAATTACTCTTTGTACTTCTGTATTATATGAGTTTGTTTCTTCATAATTCTTAGATATCTCATTACCTTCATCCTCAAGAGATTTAAGTGTTTCTTCTTTTATAGCAATATCTTCTTCCTCATTAAGAGCCTGCCTAAACTCAGATAAATTAGTAGCTGAAAGTAACTTACTCTTTAGATTATCAGATTTTCTCTTGGATTTCTTCTTAGCAACCTCCTCAGTAGAGGATACTATGTCTTCTTGAAGTTTAGTAGGATTCTCAAGATACTCCTTTAGTTTAGTATTATAATTAGCAGTTGCATTTACTAACTTCACAATATCATCAATCTTTTCATTGAATACTTGTGCATCATCAGCAGCTACACCACTAAGAGGACTTTCTACTACTGACTTGATTCCCTCTACTAACTTAGGATCTTTTGATAAAAGATAAGTAAAGGTTTTATCATCAAGATTTCTTACAGTCTCAAGGATAGACATGTTCTTTCTTATCTGCCTTTCATTCTTATCAGTAGAATTATACAAATCAGTTAATCCTGCATGAGCTCTACCTTCCTCAGTCTTAACTGAATTATACATATTAGCAAGCTGAGACATACTTCCTAATATAGTACCTATAGTAGGTTTAATCTCACTTGAAAGTTGGTTAGCCCTATCCTGCCAATTACCAATTTGAGCTTTTAGCCATGTTAATTCTTCAAGCTGTTCATCATTTAACTGTTGTCCTGTTCTTACATCAATATCATCTTTAATCTTAGTATAGTTTGTAATAGTATTAAGCATTTCATCTCTTGTCTGAGTTAGCTTATCTATCATTTCCTGTCTTCCTTCAGAAGTACTATACATAGGATTACCATTTCTATCAATGAATGGGCCAACTTTAACTTCTTTACCATTTTCATCAGTTATAGTAGAAGTAGTATTCTCAACTATCGATATAAGATTTTCATCAGAAGTATCATAAGCAGAATTAATAAGAGTAGTTAAGTCTTCAAGTTTGCCTGCATTATCAAACATTGCAATGTCAGAGATTAATTGAGCATGCTCAGCATTTTTGAACTCGAATTCATTATTATCTTCCACAGCTTGATTCATATCATTCTGATACTTATTATGCCTGATAAGACCCTGATAATAGTTAATAAATTCAGGGGACTGAACTCTCTCATTCATATAATTTACTATTGCATTCTCCCTTTTAATTTGGTCTCTATAGTCTCTTATCTCTCCTCTGATTCCTCCTTCGAGAATAATAGGAGACTGCAATCTACTATCACTACTTCTTACCCATCTGAATCTAGGCATACCAAGAGCTCCAGTAAGAAAACCTATAAAGAATTCCTCCCAGGAAGATCCGTCATTCACTGTCTCATTAATGCCCTGAGCAAAGGATTTTATCCAACTTAATGTCTCTTGTTCTGCTTGCGGATCTATTTTAGCTTTATAGAAATTGTTTACATCATCTTCGTAATAATTACCGGATATTCTACTTGCTGCTCCTTGGGAAATCTCTTCAAGACCTTCAGAGAGAGCTCCCATAGTAGATTTAGCTACCCCTCTACCTATGGTTCTTTTAGTAGTATATTCTCCAGCTTCTCCAACTATATTAGTTGCCTTCCTTGCTGTCTTAAATCCATTAGCATACATCTTACCGAACTGGATAATATTAGAAGCTGTAAGTACTGGTAGGTTCATCAATAGATCCATATTACCCATCTTCAATCTATCTTCAGTTAATCTACTGATAGACGATGAATGAGCCTCTTGTAGAGCTAGACCTAATTCACTTATATTCCCAGTTAAAGTAATAGTACCATCTTCTCCTCTCACATAAGATTGACCTATAGCATCTAATCTACTAGTATAATCATCATCAATCTGTGCTTTCTGTAAATTAAACCAATCAGTTGAATTATTTAATGCTTCTATTCTACCTTCATTAACAGCAGATGCTACAGCTCCTACTCCAGATGTTACAAGCTTTGGAGCTTTTGAGCTCTTTGTTATAGCACCTATTATTTGAGGTAGCCCAGTTGATTTCAAGGTCTTAGAGATGAGATTACCTCCATAAAAAGCTCCTACTGTAAATCCTAGGTTTTTTATAAACTTGTCCCCTATAAAGTTGGCAGTAAATATATTATCATACCAAGGGCCTTCTTGCTCTTCTCTGGTGTAGTAATTGGGAAGGTCTTCTTCAGCCCACTCATTAACTGACTGTAATGCTTTATCAAAGGGATTATCCCATAGTCCTGACCATCTTCCTTCCTCTATAGCTGTTTTAGCACCAAACAATAATCCAAGAGTACCACTTAAGAATGTAGTACCTGCTAGAACTGCACCTTTAGCTAAACCATTTGATATTTGAGAATACCAGGGTTGTAACTCTCCCCTGGTATTTTCCAAATCTTGTAATTGAGTAAGAGAAGTTATACCTCTATCGAAATAAGAATCTCCTACTCCTACCTCTCCAACCTCTTGAATTATAGGTTCTGGAGATGCAGTCTTTCTCATTTTATATTCTGGTATACTCCTACTATATCCAAGTTCATCTAGATATCTATTTATCCCTTCAGTGGTATTTAAACCTTTTAATCCAGAAATTCCCCTTTTAGAAGGATCATTTATTCCATTTGCCATTATGATCAATTTTAGTTTCTATAATAAGAAGCTGCTTCCTCTTCTTTTGCTGACATAGTATTTCCTTGTGTCTTTGCTATAGAATTAAAGTAACTATCCAAATCTTCCATTAATCTAGTAGATATAGCAGTAGCAGCTTCTACATCATTATTCTCTATACTCTCATTAATTAAATCTATAAGGTATTGATATCTATTATAGATTCTCCCTCCAACATTTATAGATTCTCCAGCTATTACTTCTGGGTCAAGAAGGAATGATTTAGTCTTATATGTTTTACCATCTTGAATGCTTCCTCTAAGCACCACACCCAATGAAGGATCAAACTCAATCTGTGCATCCTTATTAATATAACCAATTACGTCTTCTAACTTAGAAGGTTTACTTTTTACTTTTCCATCCTCTATTTCAAATGCTCCAGTGTCATCATTTGCTCTTTGACTTCTGGATCTGATATTCTCTGCTAGTATTCTAGACCCTAAATCAAAGTTCGTGTTTGTAAGAGCATAGCCTGTACTTCTTATAGCACTCTTTCTTATTCTAGATTCTAATTCTTCTGCTGCTTTAATTAACCCTTCTGTAGAATTATTTCCGTTATCTCCTATATTAAAGTTGACGTTTATACCATATTTTTTACTTATATCGGAAAGTCTCTTCATATAAGATTGTGTTACAACATCTCCTGGAGCAATATTAATATCAGCACTACCTGGCTCTCCTCTACCTTTTACACCAGGGTAATAGATCTTTTGAACATCAAGAGCTTTTGATGGATTACTTGCTAACTCTCTTAGAAATTCAGCATCACTCTTCATTTGAGTAGTATTCCTTATTTGTTCATTAGTTCTAGTTATAGGTATGGCTCTCCATGGTACTCTAGGAACTGTTGCTGAAGAAGAGCTTCCAGCAGCTTGTCTAGCAGCTAGTCTTGCTCCATAATTCTCTATAGGTGTTACTCTTTCCTCTCCAATAGCATCCCATAATCCCATTCCTGCATACTGATAAGCTCTATCTAATGTATCCATATCTCCCCAAGAAGGAATAGGAGAAGCATTTACAGCTGCATCCATTATAGCTCTTAATGCTTTATTACTTCTTTTGTCATTAGGATGTTCTATTGCATATAGAACATCATCAGAAGATACATTATATTTAGTCAGGAAGGTGTTAGTATAAGCATCGATAGGTTTACCTTTCTTATATTCTTTTAACTCCTTAGCTAAATTTCTGGCCATTTGAGAAGTTTGAGATGCTAGAGTCTGTCCTGAATAAGCAGTATAACTTAAGTTAGGATTTCTTACGTAATCATCTAGATTAGTAAAGGCTGCTTCTCTATCAAACATCAAAGTGTTATCCTTTAACTTAGCTTGTTTCTGAGCTTCTATATCTCTTACTTTAGCTGCATATCCTTGTTCTATAGGTACTATCTGCTGACTATATCTAGTTCTCATATTATTCAAACCTTGTCTGGAAGCAGGAGTAAGACCAGAAGTAGCTAATTGATCAGCTTGATATTTTAAATCATCTGCATAGGTCTTATACATATTATATGTGTATGGAGAATCCTGTTCATTAGCTATATTTTCCCATACATTGGCCTTAGTAGATAATTCATTATATTGGTCTTCTACAGCTTGATGAGCAGCTTCAGCAAGTTGTATAGGTTGTATTAATTCAGCATAAGAAAAGGGTTTGAATTTACTACCGGTTATTACATATCTTGCCATATTACTTCTTCTTTTTAATAGTTAAATAACCACCTTTAGATCTGGTCTTATATCCTATATTTCCAGTTCTGCCAGTATATCCATATCTAAGTCCTGGATTACTATTAATCAAATTAAATATAGTCTCCTCTCTTCCAATATCCCCTAAAGAGTCTAGGAAGTTATTTAAGTTAGCAGATCTAGCAGCAGACACAGCAGAATCAATTTGATCTCTGAGTTGGGCTTGAGTAATAGCTGATTTAAGCCTTAGTTCATCATTCTGTTTATTTATTTGACCTACTCTCAGACCCATTTCAGAATTAAATTGATTAGTTCCTCTATTAAAGGCTTCAACTCTTTCTCTTTGAGCTAAGTTATATTCCTCAGCCTGTCTAGCTAAATCACCTAGTCTCCCTTGTGTATTATAATCGGAGGCTACTATCCCTGCTATTTTAGTTGCTCTATTTCCACCAGATAATCCCTCTATTGCTCTTCTTGTAGCAGAAGCTTGAGAATTAAGTTTATTTATATAGAAATTCCTATCGAAAGGTCTATATGTAAGATAATTTCCTACAGGCTTATAACTCACAGTCTGTAGATTATCTATTACATCTTGAATTAAATCTATATTAGAATAGTCATATTTATTTGTTGAGCCAATAAGGTCTGTCAAAGCATTTATTCCAGTCCCTACAGCTGGAGCATATCTCATATATGGCAATACTCCTCCTCCAGCATATTTATTTGAAGTTCTCTTTTTCATCTTACTATTTCTTACCTCTTCTTGAGACATTGCTAATCTAGTCATATTAACATCTAGCCCAGCTTTACTAATAGGGTCATTAGGTCTTTCTTCACTTTCTTTTTGAATAGATTTAGCTACATCAGCAAAGGTTTTTCCTTTAAATTTATACCTTTTCTTGAGATTCTTAGGAGCTTTCATTCTATTACTAAATACGTAGTCATTAAATATTACTTCTCCTTCCTCAACTAGATTAGGTATTCCCTGTTCATCTACACCCATCTGTACACCTTCCAATGGATTCTCCTCATGAGTTCCTCCATTACCTACAATGGTGACACCATTATCAAATACTCCTCCATGAGTGTTTATAGGACCTCCTTTAGCTCTTTTATTACCCTCTAGAATATCCCCCCAATCTAAGGTGTACCACTTTCCATTTTTATATGTTGGATAGTTTCCTCTAAGTGATTCCTCAAGAATCATATCATTAAAGGTAGGATGTAATGCAGTCTTTAATATTTCTCCTGTAATTGGGTTTCTACTGCCAAGATGATAATAGCCATCTTCCTCTAATACAGGCTCTAATCCTCCCTCATATGCACCCCTAAGGTTATAAAATGCAGGGTCTGTATTTCTTAAGTTTGAAGGAAGAGCATTTTTCCATTCTTCAAAAGAAGGTTTAATACTATAAGGTGATTTGATGGCTTCTTTCCTTCTTCCCCAACCTTCAGCTTTACCTCTAACTATCTTCTCCATAGTTCTTGTATCTCCAGTAGCTAAAGCTTTCCCTAGTTTCTTTCTATCTTCTTTAGAATAAGGACCATAATGGTAAGAAGCTTGTGCAGTATATAGTCTAGGACTTTGACTTATAGTATCAGGCCTGTTTGTGTGTTTACTAGCCTCTTTCATCAAAGCTCTATCATAATCAGAAATAGCTTGATAAGCAGTTTCGTCTACCTCATCTAATGGTATAAGCTCTCCTCTAAGTAATCTTCCTCTATAGGGCTTACCATAATATCTAATATCCACTCCTGCTCCTAATGTGTTATCATCGTATAATTTAGCAGTATTATCTGTGAGAGATACATCATATCTTAGTGGATTTTCTAAATCATACAAGTAGGCTACAGACGTAGCTCTACCTAGAGGAGATACTTTATTGGGGCCTCCATCAGCATGTTTCCATTTAGCTGCATTTCTAGCAAAGTTAGCTTTCTTAACCATAGCTGGAGAGTAGTTTTCCTTATTTGCTAATACTTGAGAAGCAAAAGCTTGCACTGATTTACCATGCTTCTTTGCAGCAGCTGTAAAAGTTCCTCTCTTACTAGGTTTAATTCTTATAGACCCTCCTTTACTATATCTATTCCCAAAAGGAGACATAGGTGAGAATGACCTCATATTTACAGGACCTCCGTAAGCCGAATAATTAGATAATATGTTCATATCATTAAGTTCATCTATAGATTTGGCAGCATTAACAAATGCTCCTTGTACATGTCTATTTGCTGCTTCTATTTTATTATTTAATTCTCTAGTTTTTCTTCTAGCTTTAGAGTCCCCAGTTAACCAACCAGCTATAGAACTTCCAAGGCCCACAATTCCACCAGCAATAGCCCCTACAGGACCTCCGATAGAAGCCCCTCCCATTGCTCCAGAACCTATTGAAGACAGAACATTTAATCCTCTTTGAGCAGTATTTCCTCCTCTAACATCTGAATAGGTTACAAAATCAAGAGGATTATAATTCCCCCATTCATCAAGCAGTGACTCATTAGATTGAGCTCCAACTTTATAATTTAGGGCTGAATCTATTTGACTCTCTACATCTGAAGTATCTTCAATTTTAGAATTTTGTAGAGAGGTCCCAATCACACCACTGATTCCACCAGCAATAGATCCAATATCATCTAACCAACTTAAGTTATCAATAGATGCTGAAGTAGGTATAGTAATTGGTTTCTGCTCATTTAAATTAAAAGATGGAATATTGAGTGAATAAGGCTTTTGCTTTATATATCCAATCTGGTATCTTTCATTCATATAATAGCATTTTATTTGCAAATATAAATTAAACTTATATTCTATGCAAGGTTTATACAAAAAAAGTAACAATGAATAAAATAATTCTTTACTCATTGTTACTTTAAATATAATTAATATAGATATTTAACTATTAGATCATGAAGTATGGTCCTGTTAGTATTCTCTATATCTCTAGAAAGTTTAAGATATATCCAAGGATTCCTAATCCTATCTCTATGATTAGAACAATCTCTTGGGATGTTAGCTCTCCATATTCTAAATCTTTCTTTCAAAGAGGAAGGCCTTGATAATTCGTCAGATAATTTAATCATACCTTTTTGGTACTCATTCCATACCTTTAATGTGTCGAAGGTAGAATTAATTAGCTCCTCAGATTTCCATGAATCTGATCTGAACTCAATATTAGTAAAAGTTTTATCTAAGGTAGGATTATCATTAGCTATAACAGTAATGTAAAATGGCTGATATTTATCAAAATACATATTATATTCTCCTTCATTATGAAGCCATAATTTATAGGCACCCTCTTTATATGAAGGTCTTATAAAGATTCCTCTATCTTTTATATTAGAGAAAAATGGTGTATTCTCATAACTATAAAATGACGAGAATTGACCTAAAGGTTCTGAGAAGGCCAAACACTCTTCTTTAGATATAAAGAATACATCTCCATTAACTTTATCATAATATGTTACAAACCCACTAAAGTCAATTGGATTCCATATATTCACACCTGTGGATCTACTATTTATCCAGGAGTGAAATCCTAATTTGTCTGATAAATTAGCCAATTCCCCACTAAATAAGAATATACCTTTTGATATGTCATCTATAAAGTAGATTCCATTGGGAGTTTCTCTTATTGACCACTTATTTGTACATCCAATCTTATCAGATAAATACCTTTTTCCATCTACCTTTCCAGAATTTGCTAGTTCTATAGGAATTCCGTCTGCTGAAGATAAAGGAGTTCTAGAGTTATATAAGATATTACTTATACCTCTATCCTGGAAGGCTATAAGTTCATTATTAAACCTTTTCAAAGCTCTTAATCTTCCCTTATCTCCATCTAAGTCTAAGGTAGAAGCTAAAGTTATATTGGTCCATGAATCTACTAATTCTCCATTGGTTTTAGTTTTAGTCCAAGTTATAGAGTTTGGAAACTCATTAACCTCCGTAGAAGAATCAGTCATTCTATAGGTGAAGTAGTTATTATCTTGAGAATATACTTTATTTATCTTGTTAAAATTATTTATATTGATATTTAGAAGGTTTTTAGTTCCTCTATTATCATCGTACCTTCCATCTAAATTTATTCTAGTTTCACACATAAAGGATAAAATATCAATTACACTGTTTTGTGACTCAGAATCGAATGGGTAGGTTTTTAAACAATCATACCTTTGATAATAAGTATCTCCCCAATTCCAATATACATAAAATCCCTCATTTGCAGACAAATTTCGTAAGGATGTATCTTCTCCAGCTATAAGCCATTCATTAGCCAACATAGCATTCTTAGTCATTCCTCCAAATAGAGTGGTTTCATCTATATTGTCTCTTATTATATCACATAGATACATAACTCCTCCTCCAGCGGATGTATTATAACCAGGACTGAAATAATCTCCTATATCATCTGGTATTTCTATACTTCTAAAATTAAATATAGCATTTCCTGAACTTATATTTGTCCAGAAGGGAGGACTAGACTGGGTTTCGCCATAAGGAAGATTTATAATGTCACCATTTTCAGATTTAATTTGTGGAAGTATCCATTGAGTATAATTCGTTTGATTATTACTATCAGTATATATATCCCCCAAATTTATAACCAGGTGTTTAGGAGATTTATACTTCATACTAACAGCCCCAGTCAACTCAGTGTCCATTACAGGAACACTACCTCCAGAACCTTGATTAGTATATTCAGGTTTCCTTGCGTAACCTCTATATATCTCTCTTGGTATGCCTTGATCACTAGATGATCCAGTTACAATTACCGGATAATTATAGTTTCCTGTTTCTCCCTTTACCGGAGATATTATAGAGTCTATATTACCATAATATGTTTTATCCCCCACATATATAGTAGATATCTCATTAGAATCCCATATAGACATATCAGGAAAATCTTTACTACTTTGTACTAGCACCGGAGTATCTAGATAATAAGTATTATAGGAGAATCTCAGCATCGCTTCAGTTTTGGATTTTAACTTAGCAGATCCTCCTCCATTATCATTATTAAGAGATCCATTTCTATGCCATAAGTATGTAAGATATCCCCAGGAGTAATTTCCTTTCCTAGCTACTACCTTATCTCCTTTAACAGCATAATCCATCCACAAAACATCAGCTCCAATACTATACCATGCTTGTGCTATATCCAATTTAGAATCTAAAGAAATTTCCTGCCCTTCGATATACCTTCCATATCCAGTTGAGCTCCCTCCAGTATATGTATAAGTTAAAGTGGGGGAAGAAGTGGACAAAGTTCTGGTAACATATTTTGAACTTATAGGAACAATCCCTACCACTCTTACCCTATAGTTATATAGATTATCCATTGTAAATTCGTCCCCCAATTCAATATCTGGAGAATGAAAAGTGAAAATTGAATGATCTACAAAGAACTCATCTCCGTAATTATTGATCCAATTAGAATGGTTAGAAGCTATGAATGGAGTAACAAGAGTAAGACTATCAAGCCCTGCATTTTGTATTTCACACTCTCTATAGTTCACTGGAGGTAAATGCATACAGTGCCTAAACTCAGCCCTATAACCATGGCTGTTAAAAGTGGTAGTACCCATATTACCCTGTTCTCCTATTCCAAATGGTCTAAATATCCAAGAGGACTGAGCATAAGGAGCATTATTGTATCTGTCAGAAGCTCTAAATACAGTAGGGCACACTATTCCTTGAGCTATGATAGTTCTTTCTGAAAATTTGGGATAAACCACCAGAGGTCTAGCATTAATATATCCATGTTCCTTTAAATATTTAGTTAGGATGTTATTGTTATCAAATATACCACAAAAGCATCCAACATTCTGTTTATCAGTACCACTTCCAGTACTTATTTCTCTTCCGCCAGTCGGTTTAATATTATTTACTATATCCTTTATAAATATAGGATTAGTCCAATTACCTACTTTATCTTGGAACTGTATTCCAAGTCTATAAGTTTCCCCATATTTAAATATTCTCTCTGTTGGATTAGGTAAAGTGTTTTTATAGCTATAAACCCCTTTCTGGAGTAGAAGCCTATCTAAAACTCTCTCTGTGCCAAATACTACATCAGCCTTTGTATTATTTTCTACCCACAAATGATCATTACTAACCTTAATGTCTCCAAGGAATAATGTACCGTCCTTATGTGATATAGTACCAAATACAGCTTCTACTCCTCCAACATATAAGAGCTTTGTAGGATCTTCAATGTCTCCATAATTCCCAGAATCTGTATAAGTTAAACTACCGCCAGTAGATGTTCCTATACTTAAGTCTATAACTCTTTTAACTTCTGGAGTTGCATTTATAGATGACCTAAAAATACTATATATTCTTACATAATCCCAAGAAGTATCTGGATTATAAATATTTATCCTAAAGGAATTGTTAGATAACTCTCCCGGAGAACCTCCTTTACCTCCAGAAGAAGTAAAATACAGAGGAGATGTATAAACTATATTGCTTTCTTGTAAATATTCGCTAACATATGTTATACAATATTGTATTACTCCACTAGAGAATTGTCCTCCGCCATCTATTGTATCTATAGTAACACTATCAGGAGATATTATCTTTTTTACGAAATTAAAGGAGTTATCCTTCCATTCTGTTTCAGAGGCTATATTTATAACCCTAGGTTGATTTAGACCATCTACCCAATATACCTTCTTGGAATTCTCATTTTCATATAATGAGATAGTTTCTATAGGATACTTTGGATTAAACTTCAAATCACCAGAGAATAAGATTTTTCCTCTTATATTTAATCCATCTAACCGTATCTTGTATATTTTATCTCTAAAATCTTCAGAATCAATATCTTCAATGTTCCTCTCAGTAGCTGTCAAATCATTTATAATACTAGGCAAAGCATCTATATCTTTTATCTTCTGGGTAATTATCTGCCCAGACGAGAATATTACTAATTCGTCATTAAGAAGAGACTGCCCAATTGGAATACCTTTTATAGAATCTCCTATCCCATAAATATAGGGGGATATATTTCCCTTCTCATTAGATATACTTAGCAGAGTATTATCATCTGTAGACATTATTCTAATATTCTTATTTTCATAAGAATGTTGAGAGTTGAACGCAGAAACACTTAAATCTCTCTGCATCCCTCTAATTTTGAAAATAGATTGTCCCCGCTGCATATTAATATAGTTTTAATCTTTCCTTACTTCCATCATTTTTAAATCCAGTTCTATGCTCCCCATCCCTTATAATAAGAGTTCTCCAGGAGTTAAAGAAGGATTCAGCTTTATCAATAGATAATCTATTGAACTCAGATTCACAATCCCCTACAGCCCAGGCATATTCTTGTTGCACATTTTGTAGTACAGTTGGACTTATTTTCCCTAAATCGAATAATATAGTAAACCACTCTTTCTTAATATAAAGTCCAAGTGCTCTAGTAAAGCTACTATTATCTGGAATAAGAGGGTATCCATCCTCATCTGTAGCTATAGCTTCGTAAGCTAACTCTATGTCTCCTTCCTCAAGAGAGGTATATATAACATTACCCTGTATTTTATAGGTTAAATCATTTACACCTCTTTTATAATCATGCTTACATTCACTCATATGGAATGAGTCTGTAGAATGTCTGAAGGCTGCTCCTCCAACTTTCCTTATCTGAATAACCTGGTAATAGTCACAAGGAAGAATAGCCCTATATTCTTTCACCTTAATTATTTCTGTTTTTTCCTCAAACATACTAGGAACTCCAACAATCCTCATGAAGTCTACACAATAGTCAACAGCTGTTTCTAGTGTTATATCCTGCATAAGAGGATGTCTAAGTATTTTATCTAGTATTAATCTTATACTTGAATATTGCTCAGCCATATTTAAATAATTTATATCAAAAAACTGTCCACCATTCCCTCTTTTATATTATGTTTTAACTTCCTTTTTATATCTCTATTTACATGAAAAGTATAGAAAGACTTATTGGAAAAGTTAGCTAAATTCTTGTTATAGTAGACTTTAAATATTTCTTTTTCCTCCACTTTAATAAGTGTTTTATTCTTATAGGATTCTTCATCTTCATACCAAAGTTTAAGGGTTCTATCCCAATCAATTGGAAGATTAGCTTTGATCTTGTTTTCAATTAAAGTAATATTAGCTTTACGCTTTCTTATTTCCAGTCTCCCTAATCTACAAGGTAATACTACATCTTCTCCTCTTGATAAGAGGTCAGCTAATAACTTGTTTATCTCTCTAATAATAGAGAAGTATTGAGACTCATTGAGTACATATTTATGTTCCTTTGGTTTTGTTTTTCTATAAAACTTATAACCATCATATACTCCATATGAATTTTTCACTTTATGCACTCTAGTACCCTTAACTTTGTTAACTATGCTCCTAAACTCTTCATAACTTATTTCCTCTTCTGGATTAGCCATAATATCATTCTAGTTGTTTTTGAAAGTTACTTTTTGTATTCCTAGCTATAAAGGAAGCCATATCAGCTAAATCATCTTTAGCATTATTGTTAGGATCAGCTGGTCTGTAAGAAGCTCCTGAGAGTAACTTAACTGTTAGCTCTATAAGAGGAGAAATAAGAGAATCCTCTATAGGAAATTCTCTATCTAATATGTCACACACTATATTACCTTCCTCATCTGGACATTGAAGATCTGAAGCCCTAATAGAATTTAAAAATATTCCAGTTAATCTGACATGCTCAAGATACAAATGCTGAGGACTACAAGATTTAAAGTATAAGTAGTTATCAGGACCAATAGAACAGTAAATAATATTCTTTAAGAATTTATTATACCCTACATACCTCATTCTATCTCTACTAATATAAGTTATATCACCTTGATAATAATCAATTGGATAAACTCTTGGTACTCCTATCTGCATAAGAAATGGCACTTTATCTTTACTCCTTAAGTATACTCCACCCTCACATGGTTCACCTGGTATAGCTGGGACTTGAATTAAATCTAGACATATAGTCTGATAATTACTGGAAGGTATTTGTTTCTTAACATCTGAATATCTCTGCTTAAGTAAAAAAGCTCTATATTTATCAAGAAAAAACATGACATGATCCTCAGTGAAGGTAGAATCATCTGAGGATAGTTTTAGTTCATCTAAGACTGAATAAGTCAATTCTCTGAATGTGCTCATATTTGTATATAATAAAAAATCCTTATTGCAAAGATAAGTAAAATTTATTCTTGCAACAAGGATATTATTAGTTTTCTAGTACAAATGTTATATTAATTATTATAAGAATGGATTATGCTTCATTTCCTCTGTAGCATTTCTCTTAAATTCAGGGTAAGGTAGTAAACAATTTGACCCAAGCAGACAAGTTAATGCATCTCCAATAGCTCTATAATCTTCTTCAGTTATAGTTTTATTATAGCCTATCTCTAACATTTCTGTAATAAATAGCACTGCTATTAACCTATTTACTTTTCCATAGGATATGTATCCAAGTTTTGTCAAAGCATTAAAATAAGAAACCAACGAGTTTAACAAGTATTTATTTACAGCATCCATTACTAAATAAATTTTTTAATTCTTTATTCCTAAAGAATTTGTTCCAAAATTGTATAGCTTGAAGATAATTTCCTACTTTGATAGATAGTTCAAGAGCTTTAAATCTTAAGATACAATCTATAAACACTTTCGGGAGGCAACAGCATGATGTTCCAATAGCTTTTATGGATGGCATGAAACTTTGGTATATTCTGAAAAAGTTACATACAGGGCACATAATTATGTCATCTTTACTGCTTCTACAGTACACAAACAGCAAATTATCAGATATATCCAAAGATTCTCTAGGAATTTCTAGTCTGAAAACTTTAGATTCTGTATAATTTATGCTTTGATACACTGGAGAACTGCTAGGATTACCTTCTAAATAAGTATCTTGACTATCTATCATTATTTGTCTAGGATAAGTATCCTCAGTATCTGTGCATTGCACCTCTATTACTAATAATGTTCCTTCCGGATTAACATACAATTCATTGAATTTCATAGCACTTTATTATAAAGGTGATAAAAAAAAATAGGGAGACATTAGTCTCCCTTAATTATTTAATAGTCCTGTGCAGAGGCATCAAGTGTTGTAATTGCTAATCCAGTAGCAGCATTAATAGCTAAAATAATGTTATTAGTAAGTTTATTACTAGCCTGATTATTTTCTCCAACTTTAGGAACTACGATTGTAATATCCTTTTCTGACTTCTGAACAGCCTCATTAGAGCCGACATAGGCATAGTGAATGTCAATAGTATTATATTTTAAATCAGGGTTCACCAAGTACTTGGTTCTAATAACATTAGGGAATCCCATCATTCTATAAACATCTCCTCTCTCACCCATACAGAAGTATTCCAGATCTGCAATCTTATGTCCATCGGGGATACTATTAGTTGAAGCTTGTTTCTCTACCAAACCCCAAATTCTATCATCACCATTAACTACAATAGTATCCGGCATAAGAGTGAAATTTACAGGGACTTGAGGGAATGTGCCAAGTATCCATTCTTGAGGAACCTCTTCTACTATCAATCCACTGGCATCTCCACTAGTAAGAGCTACAGGAGCAGTCTCTAATTGTACTGATGTGTCATCTGCACTAGTTGTAGAAATAGAAATCATAGCTGCTATACCTGGATTAGCAGCTACCAACTCCTTCAAATCTTTGATAGATTTCTTAGCATCTGTCAAGGAAGCTCTAATAACGGTAAATCCATCTTCTTGTGTTACTTTAAAACCTGCATTTGCAGCTGTAATTGACTCTATTGCAAATTTAATAGAGTTCCCTATTACTCCATTTTCCACAGCAGTTACTGTAATATGCCCATTAGCAGTCATAGTAGCTTTAGCTGCAGTTCCTTCTAGACTAAAGTCCAACAACTGCTCTGTCTCTCTTGAGAAATTCTTTTTCAGTGACTTATAAAGCTCTTGATAAAAACTACCTGCTGTCATTCCTGATACTGCATGAACCATGCCATATTTAAAGTATTGATCTTCCTCAGACATACCAATATAGTTTCTAAAGGCAATTCTAAGAATATAATCTTGACCAGCCACCGGAGATTCTCCATTTACATTGGGATCTAAAGTTACCTTGTACTTAGCTAGTTCATGAGCCAGATCATCAGCATCTGTTGCTTTAGCATACATGATATTTTTAATATCTATTAGGTCACTTCTTAACATACCTCCAGCTCCCATGTATTCAAAATACAGGTGATTTTTTGCTGTGTCAGATTTTACTGCAATAGTGCCGACTGTGTCAGTTGAAATAACATTAGAGGGTTTTAATGCTTCTGCTACGTAAAGTTGTCTTGCTTGATTTGTACTAAATGTCGCCATTTTAATATATATATATTAAATTACACAATAAATTATTTATGCACCTGATGACCATACAGCCTTAGCAAGAGAAACTGCTCTGTTAAGTATAGCCCTATGGATTACAGGATTTAGTTTACACTCTGTTGTTTTTGTTTTATTATTTATACTTACCCCATGACCTGCCAGGTCCTCCAAGATAATAGGATCTGGTCTAGAAAGATACCTGACAGTGTAAGATTTTATATTGTATTTACTAACTAATTCTGCTTTAGTTCCAATAGTTAATCTTAAAACTCTCCTATCATTGGGACCCCTGAATGGATTTCTCGATACATTATAAAAGTTGTCTTGAGATACTGGAACTACGATTACATCTTTATTGTTTGCACATCCTAGAGATTCATCACTTAAGTTAACAGATTCATAAGTTATAAACCATAGATCTTCCGGTAGTTGAAAGAATATAGAATTCTTATGAGCCTCATTCTCTATCTTATCACTTAAAGTAACTTCTTTAACTAAGTTACTTATATATTCTGTAACTTCTTCAGTATTTTCAAAGGATTCCCCATTGAATCTCCCATTATATATATCTATCACTATAGATTCTTGGGATTGAGTAAGTAAGACACTCTTCTCATACTCATTCAATGGAGCTGCATTATTACTCATTAGATTATTATAAAGTATGTCAAACTCATTAGAGAATTCTTTATTATTCATACTATTTTAACTTTGCTTCTAAAGAAAATTTCAATTCCTGATGCTTAGGAGAATTAAGGAATCTAGCAGCTATATTCAGAGTAGGTTCCTCATTAATCTCACATAGGGGAGTATTATCACTCTTCAAGTATAAATAGTTTCCTCTACTTGAAATGAGGCCTGCTTCAATACTTTTCTTTATAAGAACCTTAGTACTAAGCAGGGGATCAGTAATCACTCTTAAAAAGAGTTTGCTGTCTGCTTGAATAAGACTATTAATTTTCGTTTGCAAAAATTCCAGTTTAGCAGTGGGAGATGTAGGTCTTCCGTCTATAGATTCTATTATTACTCTTAATGTATCTATATCATTTTCTACCTTACCGAATTCCTTATAGCATCTCATAGTATTACTCATATTTCCTCTAGCAGATTTAATCTCATCACCTTCTGTTACAATAACAAACTGATAGGTAGCTTTTGGATGGTCCTGTAATTCCTGTAATGAAGAAGCGATAAAATCTTTATTGGCTAGTAGTATCTTATATCTTATATAATCCTCCGGGTTAGATAAATCAAAATAATTATCTTGCTTCTTCAATGTTACCTTTGAAATTCCATTTTCGTTAGAGTCATCCCAGAAATTATCGACTTTCTTGTAGATACTTAATGAATTATATTCAAGCCCCATAATTTCCTCTAGAAAAGCTTTCTCAGCATCTGTAAGAACATTTACAAACATACCAGAAGATAATCTAGGAACTACGAATGTTCTGCTAGCATTTTCAGCCATTCCTCCATATAACACATGTTTGGGGTTTGTGATCATTCCTCCTTCTTTTGGTATATGTCTTACTATAACTCTCTCTTTTCTCAAACAATTAATTAGAGCATTATTCTTTGCAGTGTTAGATTTCTCCAACACTTCAGAAGCATTGCTCTCTCCTTCAAGATTGTGATGCAACTTTGAAACCTCTCTCATAGAGACTTCTTTGATGGAATCTTCATCTATTTCAAATTCAGGTGTCTCGTAATTTATATTTTCTTCTACTTTATTTTTTGCCATATCTTCTCCTTTCTAAAAAAATAGGGAGTAGGAGTACCTACTCCCATTATATTAACCCTGCAGTATAGCAGGAATAATTGACATAGTTCTCGTAGGATCAAGAACACAGATACCTAAAGTGGCCATTCTATGAATAACTGCCGAGTCCTCATCAAAAGACATATAGGGATTACCCTTCTGTCCTGTATATGGATTTCTCAACCCCCATTGATATCCTCTATATTCTGTATCACCTTTAATCTTACACTTAAAGATATTCGGCTGATCCATTGTTCCGATATACATAATATCATATCTGTAGGAATAAGCCACTCCTCCAAGAGGATGAAGTATCTTATTTCTAACTGGATCATCATACATAGGATCTACATCAATTTTAACTCTGACCCCATTGGGAGCTTTATATTCAACAAATTGGAATCCTGCGGATAATGCATTTGTGTGTAATCTAGACTGGGTTTTCTCTATTACTCTAGTAGAACTGTTATCCAATACAAATTGGGTCCAACCTGAAACTACATTCAATACAGCTTTATGGAATTGAATAGCTCCTCTTTCACCTGTTTTGATTAAGAAATATCTATCACCAAAATCCAACTTGGATGCAGATAACTCATACAGGGCATCTTCAAGAAGTTTCAAGCTGAAAGTATTATAATACATAGTATTAGCTACTTCCATTTGCTCAAATAGACCAGCACCTGTCTTAATCACATTGCCTGATTTACCGATATTCATATACTCCCCATTGGAATTTCTGTTAGAAGTACCAAACGCAAGAGCATTATTTTTGTATTCAGAGAATTGTTGTTCAACTTCCCAATCTACATTATGCATCCACATGGTAGCTATAGACTTGACAAGTCTCCCGTTCTCTGTTGCTTTAGTCATAGGTATGCCCACAGCAAGTTTCTTTGTAAGAGCAGAACCTGGAACCTTATGTTGAATTCTTATTGTAGACCACTCATTTCTTATAGAAATAGGACTAGTAAATCTAACATCACCTACTTTCCTTGATAATTCCTTTTCTACTGGAGCGAAATCTACAGAGAATCTTTCCCCTGCAAGGAGTCTCTCTGCGGGACATCCTGCAGTATTACCCCCCATCAGCTCAACTTTGTACACCGCATTAGTTCCCTCCATTCTGGGGTCACCTAGTATTCTAAATGGATATACTTGGTTCAAATGACCAACAATTACTTCTCCATCAGCAAACCAGTCTTCAGGGAAGACTAAATAAAAAGGAGTAGTACCAACACCAACATTAGGACTTCCTGTAGTAACAGGAGTGCCATTTTCATCTCTTGCCTCTACAAGAGGAATATTTCTCCTTGAAGAACCTATTACATCCCAGTAATACTCAGTATCATCTTCAAATTCCCTAACTGGGAACTGATTTAGGAATGTGTCAAGGGTTTTACCTCTGTAATAGGCAAGTAACTGGACCATAAGGTTAGTAGCTTTTTGTGGAGCTAATTGGAAGATAGAGCCTAAGTGATTCTCTTTTGTTAACATTCTGTTATCCTAAGAGCTTTTTATCTCCTAGTTCTTACACTTTACCATTGTGTAAGTTCAGCATACATTTTCATACTATTCAGTATGTTGGATACTCGTGGAAGAATTATATTCTATGTGATTATAAATAATACTTACATTATAACCTTTGGACTTATTAGTTGAATCATATAAATCTATATAGTACATTTCTCTATAATCCAATAGCTTTATATTGCATATTTCTAGAGTTTCTATATAGAATTTATCTACTCCATACTTTTTCATAGCTCTATTTATAATTTGGTCTCCATACTGTGCATGTCTCAAGTGTTCTCTCCATCTTTACTCTACACTAGTCCTAGTCTGACCAATATAAACTTTGCTATTAACAGTATTCTTAATTATATAAATAAATCCATTCATAGTTTCATCTTCTATGCGTTACACTACCTTTATATATTATTATAAAGGTTAGCTCGGTATTACCCTTTAATTTTATTTGGAGGGCTTCACCGATTTTACCCAATTTTACAAGGGCTTAACTTGTGAGTCAACCCTTCCAGTGCTGGAAACCCACCATTTGGAATTTTCCTAATTTTCCTGCCATTTTTGTTGTTTTTTAATAGTTAGATATGTTTTCATTTATATAATGAAAAGGCCTAGGCTACACATCTACCTCCCAACCTTTACCTATAAAGGATTCAGGATCATCCTCAACTCCACTTACAAATTTCAAATTTCCATCTGATGTTCTTGATGTGTTATTGAGAGTATGTTCTAGTTCTCTAAGACCTTTCTTTACTTCTTTTCTCACCTTATTTTTTACTAAATTATCCAAATTTTTAAAGCCTTCAGTTAGTGTAAAAAGCAACCCAATATTCTTAAGAAATTCAGTTCTATTCTCCATTTCATATCTCTGAATAGCTGTGAATAATTCTCCAGTCTCCGGGTCTTTATAAACAGGCTTACTTATATTATCATAAATCTTTCTTCTAGTTACCTTGTCTACTTGTAAGTCTCCAAATATTTTAGTATCTTCAAGAATTGATTTTTTTAAATCTTCTGCCTGTTTCTTTCTCTTTTCCACTTCCTTTTGTTCTTCTTCCTTTGCTTCCTTTATAATATTATCATATTCTGTTTGGAAGAATTCTTTATTACTTGTCAGAGCCTCTTTAGCATCCTCTATATCAGTGCCAGAGCTAAATGATTTTTGCACTTCTCTTTGAGCTCTTTCAGCACTATACCCTCTATTTATAAAATCAGTATAAATAAGCCGTTTTCTTAATCTTTCCCCTTTATCACTCTCATCAGTGATTTCACTCTCTTGAAGAGAGTTAAAGAACTCTAGAGCTTTCTCATATTTCTGAATTTCTGAAATATCCACTCCAGCATTTAGAGCCTCATCTATTCTCTTCTGTCTGTCATCTAACATAGAGTGAATTTGCTTATCTATAATCTCAGCAAAGTCTTCAGCTGAAGATATTCCTTCAACTTCATTATCTTCAAGGGTTTGGAAGATACCTTCTTCTTTCAAGGCTTTGGCAACGGAAGAGTAGAAGTGTTTATTGGGAGAAGCATCCTTATCCTCTTTAGGAGAAGTATCTTCCCTATCCCCTGTATTATTCTCTTTTCCACTACCTACGCTCTCTGGTGAATCAGTAAATAAATTATCTACATCAATAACCTCAGTAGTTTCATTATCTTTATCATTTTTATTTTCTTCAGGATTATCCTTATCATCATTTTGAGGAACCTCCTGTGTTTCTTCTTCCTCTGAGAACAGATTTTCTATTTCATCTGCCCCTAGGATATTATCCAAACTAAGCTCTTCAGTCATATTTGTTTCTCCTTTCGTTAATAAACAATGCAAAGATATATATAAACCAAATTTACAACAAGTATTAAAGAAGAGTTATAGTAATAGTATAAATAAATTATTTATATATTAAAGTCTGATAAAAAATAAAGGGCAAGTTATCTTGCCCTTCATGATTAGTTTTCTTTGAAATGATTCCACAGTTTAGAGTTACTTTTACAGTCATCGTTCTTAAACCAGAATAGTATAGCTGCTTCAATTACTTTCTGATCTATATCTTCACCAAACCATGATTTAAATAACTCACTGCAGTTGTGATAGTGCTCATTGATAGCTACATATACATCTACTAACATTTAAATATCTACAAGACTCATATTTACTTAATCTTCTTTCCCTATCAGTTAATTCTTTCAGTACAGAAATTAGTTTAAGTGTTTCATCTTCCGTCAAATTAGAATTTCCAGCATCAATATTATCTACCAACTTCAGTAAATATTCTTTAATTAGATTAATCATTGCTTCTCCCTCCATATTTTAAGTGAAAGTACAATACAAAAAATAAAAATATACCTGCTATTATCATATTAGATAATAACAGGTAGAAATCACTTAAAGGTATTATGATGTAGTTATCTACCATTGCTATTACTTTGTTTACTACTATATAGTGTATAAACATCCTATGATATTTACAAAATTTGTAAACATAACTACTAATATACATTGGAATAGTAGTTAATATAGATGTACCAGCAATATATGAAAGTATATCTAAGCTAATATCATAGTACATTAATATATTATCTAGTAAACTAAGGAGAGCGATAATTATTGGAACATATTTCACACAGGTCAATTCCAACTTATAGATAACTAATCTTCTCATAGTTAAACCTTATCTTTTTCTCTTCTTCTTCAGTTCTCTTCTTCTTCTAAGAGAGGAAGCTCCAGTTGTACCATTTAATGCTCTAGGTCTTCCCATAATTACTTACCTTTACCTTTACCTTTTCCTTTACTTTTTCCTTTACATCCACTTCTTTTCATCATAATCACTCTATTTTAATAATTAATTCTTCTCCTCTATCCTTACCTTCCAAGAGGCTGGAATAAAGTTTTTCAAATGTAATAGTACTATTACTAATAACTCCATTACTAGTATTTTTCCCAACTAGAATGCATCCAAGAGTATCACTTACTTTATTCCCTACATGAATGAGAACTCCGTCATAACCTTTAACATCAAGAAGTCTAGGTAACTTCCCATTACAAAACTTAGCCCATACTCTATCTTTAAATTTAGGACTTACTATATCTAGGGTAATTTTATAACTTCCTCTGGGTATAGCTGTATTGCCATAAATTTTTTTTGATTTAATTTCTTCCAGGGACATTGAACTAGTTAGATCTCTATCAGTGTCCTCCAATGTATCACATTCATATTTACCATTAATATATAGCTGCCCTATGGTATAATTATCAGTTTTTGCTATTCTCTTTAGATTTAATTCCATATATCTGTTTCACTACTCTTTTCTATCCTCTTCAGTACAAGGAGCCACTTCTCCTAAAATATCCCTAATCTGATCCTCAGTATAGAATTGTCTCTTAGCACATATATTATCTAAACAGGAATTGTTTAATAATCTATGGATAATACCTTTCAATCTATATACTTCTACCCTATTATCTTCAGCAAGTTTAATATAGAATTGAAGTTTTCTATTATTATCTCTTACTATATCCTCATAAAACTCTAGAGATTTCTTTAAGTTTTCTATCTCATTAGAGTCTACTTCTGTATTATATTTTCTTCTAGCTAGTAACCAAGTTACTATACCTGTAGCTAGGTTAGTACCCAAAGTTATAATTCCTGTAATTAAACTTGGATCCATATATTAAAAATTATTTTCTATTTTCAATTTCTTTAATTGTCTTTTTAAAAGATCTACGTGCATAGAATAAGGGTATAGAAGAAGTTTGTGAAAAAACATATCTCCATTGATCTGATCATTTACTTTTCCTCCTATACATAGTCCACTACCTCCTGTAGAATTACCTACATTAATATTTACGTAATAATTGCTATTATGGTATATAAATCTACTTAAGTAAGTTACAGCTCTATTAGTATTAATAGCTATATTGGTGTGCTGACCATAGGACCATACTTCATTAATACTGAAGTGCTCCATTAGGAATGGAGTATCTGTACTATAATCTGATTCAGAGTTAGAGATAACAGGAGTGAATTGACCAGTATTTTTATATTCTCTGTCCAATACTAAAGTACTATCTAATAAATTTAGTTCTTTATTAAGAACTGCATATTTACCTCTTCCAAAAACTACCTCACCTGGAAAATCCTTGTTAGGCAGTGTTACTCCTATAACCTTAGCATCATTATCATTTAATGAATAATCAATCAATTTATCCAACTCTCCATCTGAGGGTCGTTGCTTATCTATATCATAATAGATAATTGGTTTAATATTTTTATCTAAGTTGTAATATTGTACTAATTGGATGATTTCGTCTTCAGTTAGATAATCTTTAGTTATTATAGTTCCATACCAGGCACAACTACCAGTTTCTGCTACAGAATCTCTTGCAATATCTGTAAATCCAGAAACGGAATAATAAGTAGCTTCTCGCATATCTTCTAAAGATGTGAAAGTATTTTCAGCTATATAGGCATCTGATTTATCTCCAAGAGCTAATATATAATCTGCAGATACAGGTGCAGATTCATAATCATGTCTCTGGGCAAGTATAAAAGGTTTAAACCATACTTCATATGCCTTAGAAATTCTAAGTAAATGAGAGTTATTTACATTCCTTACATAACTCCAATAACTTCCTCCACTTAAGGCCTTGCCCATAGGCACTATAAAAGATATTATAGTAAACTTCTTATTATCTCCTATAATATCTACGAAATTCTTCTCACTAGTTATTGTTCCAACTTTAGAGTTTAGTAAGACATTAGTATTTAATACTACAGCTCCCTCATATTCTGGTATTATTTTAATCTTTACAGTAGAGTTTGACTCATTACGAAATCCATATGAATCTTTAATAGCATCATTTACATATGAAATAGGCAGTCTATGCCTTCCATTAGTATGAATACTCATATAAGATGTAGAAGAGCCTGTGGTAGATCCCTTATATGAGTGCATTAATGGTCCAGACCCATTCAGCCCACTTACTTCAATTAGCGTTTCAGGGAATTCTTTACTAACTATTATATTCCAAGTAGACTCCCAAGAACCAATGGTTACCTCATGAGTACCATTAGCATTAATAAATGATGAAAAATTCCAAGGATAACTTCCATATCCTTGATTATCTGTGAATTTAAAATTACTTAGTATAAAATCATTACCATTACCTGATAGATCCTTTACTCTTTCTCTGTCAGGCGAATCATTATTACCAGTAGGTATGCACGCAGCTAAGACTTTATCCCTAAGCTGCTGGGATATAACTATTCCTCCAGTATCATTTGAGCTTTTTATATAATTCCCTATTCCAATAATATTTTTCATTCCTCCCCCTCTCTCTCTCTATCTAAGATTTAATATCCATATTGTAGAGTATTCGCTAATACTCCTTTAATCTCAGAATAAATCTCTGGATTCCAACCAGGATATAAGACAGTAGTTATAAACTCTGATTGACCAGCAGGTCTTACTTGAAGTTGCATATTCTCCTCAGTAATATTTTTTACTAAGAATCCAATTCCAGGGTTAAAATAACCTGCTGGTATATTTCTTAATACACTTACTTGCAGAGAATTAATTACCTCTGCTCTATTTATAATTCTATTATCCATTTTATATGCCTATTAAAGATAAACAAAGATATACAAATAGTTTGATATAATCAATTATATAAATAAAATATTTACTATTACTTTATCACCTCTATAAATCTACTCTTTCTAACCGTAGAATAAGGATTATTTTCTATAACATCAACTTTCAATACATTATGTTTTTTCTGAAATAATCTAATAAGCCAGCATTTGTGGGGAGGCTTTATAGTTTCCTTATCTACACTCCAAACTATATTAGTTTCAATAGTAAATTCTGGATTAACTATTATGGTGTTAGGATACCTTAAGCCTAACTGTAACTTATACCATTTATCCCCTAGTATAGTATCCATATTAATAGTCGCATCCTTAAATATAGTATCTCTATAGAATATAGTATCTTTCTTAGAAGATTGAGCTAATAGATACTGCATTTGCTTTAACTTACCATCTTTTATCTTAAGCTCTTTTCTAACCTTATTCATTTGCTCCAGAAGAGAGTCATTATAGTAGTCTAATTGTTCTATTCTGAACTGAAATACTCTGCTCTCATCTTTCAAGATAGAATTTTCCGCAGAAAAAGCTTTTTCATTAGCTAATGAAATAGAAAGTTCATTAGCTAGATTCCTGGACTTGTTGTATAGTACACAAGTACTAGCTATAAGCAGACCTAATACTGTTACTAATATAATTAGTAAATATTTCTTGATAGTGTTAATCATACATATTAAAATTTATGATTCTATAATACCAGCGGCTCTTAAACTATTTAAAAGGTCATTAACTTTGCCGGCTATTATTTCAGCATTTGCTGATTCTATTACCAAATCAGCTATAGAAGTTGCCATCTTAACTCCTCCGATTGTGGAGGTAGTAGTAGGAGAAACAGCAGGACTGACCATAGCAGAAGTTATAACTCTAGAGCCAACATTATAAGTAAGTATAGTAGTCTTACCATCCTTTCTATCATCAGTAAAGTAGATGACAGTATTAGTTGAGTCTGAGGTCCTAGTATAAGTTATTAGTCCAGTGGAACCTCTGACTATAAGTTCTCCTGCTTCTTGAACCTGACTCGCAGTGACAGCATCTAAAGTAGTTCCTATTTTATCAGCTTCAAGTATTACAGTATAAGGTGCACTTGGTTTAACATATGTTGTATTAGCTGTTACAGATCCATCAACAGCTATATCATAGAAGACATCATTACCATAGGCAGTAGTTATGTGAGCAAATCCTCCTGTACTTGGGCTAAATGTCCCAACCCCGAATCCATAGTCTATAGCAGTAAGAAAATGCCCTAGAGTAAGTTTTGAAAGATTATGTCTTTTAACCTCTTCAGAATCTCCTATCTCTAAATCTATAGTAGGCATAGTAAGAGATAGATTATACTTACTATATAGTAATATAATTCCATCGTCTTTTCTAACTTCGAATATTAGAACACTATGTTCTGCAACAGTAGTTATATATCTATTACAGTATGTCCCCCTTATATTATAATCTATTCCTTCTATAGTTCCAATTAAACTCACTATGACGCAGTCATTTGGATCTATTTTAGACATAGTATCTAAGTTATGTGCTAAATCTTTAGGATCCATACTAGCCTTAAATGTTGGCATATCATCTTTACTAGATGAAGAAACGCCTATAGGCTCCCATCCCCTAGAAGTATATGATTCTAAAATGAATTTATTATCCTTAGTATGAAGCCATAGAGAATTTCTATCAGGTTCACTACTGCTAAGTATTACTCTTCTTTCTAACATATCTTATATACTTAAATAAGTACTATATATACATATTCTCTCCATGCAGGGTCTATTACCTCCTCTACCTCATTTGGTTCTTGAACAATAGCTGGAACTACTACTTTTTCTTGTACTGTAATACAGGAATCTTGCATATCTAATTATATTATAATCACATCTATTAATTCACTACCTTGAGGAGAACTGTAGTTCCATACCCCATCATTAAAATCACTATCATCCACTTGGTATCTCCTTGTTACAGATAGTTGGCCTCTCTGAAACGTGTTAGCATTAAATATAATTACAACACGATCATCTTTGACTACATTATTCAATCTGGTTGTTCCATCGAAAGATACTTCATATTTATTACCTTCGCAATCTTGATAAACAAAGTTAAACTTTACCTCAGAGTTATTTAATGGAGTGCCATCCTCTCCAACAAAATTTACAGAAATTTTAAAATCATCATCATGTCTAACATTCATAATATTAGTCAATTGAAGGTTTACCCAATAAATAGGCCTCTCTACGTATTTTTGAAAAATCTAAATCTCCCTTTCCCGGAGTTGGATTATAGAAGAAAGTAGTTTGTATAAAATCCGGACCCATAAAGGTCATAGCTACACCTGCATATGAAGTAGAACTTATACTCCTTCTACTTTTATATAAATTTACATAAGTTCTATCCTCAAAATTGTCCCTTGCATTATCATCCGTTAATACTACTGTACATTTTGATAGCTCTTCCAGTCTAGACTTAATGGATTTTGAACTATCTATTTTTAAAGCAGTTTTTATAGTACTGACATCAGAAGAACCATCCAGAGCCTGAACATCATTAAATGACAAGGTCTCCACACCGCCCACTGTAACTCTAACAGTGTATTCATTATTATCTTTTGCATAGAAGTCATAATCATATGATTTATTCATATAAGTAAAGGATATTCTATGCAAGGTTTTAGCTGAAGTACCTATGGTCTCAGTAAGTTCACTTATATTGCACTTTATTCTATTCTCACTAGTATCAGTATTACTAGATACTAGATCAATTATAGGAATGGCACTTAATCTGATTAATGAAATAGATATCATATTACTAGTAGAGCTAGCACTCATATTTAGTGCTTTAGCAACATCTACTTGTGAGGCTCCAGTTTTTAGTAATAAAAATTTAGATAAAGGTAATGTAGCAGTCATAGCTTCTATTGAGTACTTTAACTCCGGTAAGCTATATACAGTATAGTCCTGTATTATCCAATCGGAAGATGCTCTTATCATCCTATGCTCGTCATTTACTATATAATGAATGGTATAGGCACTATCATCATAGGTAACTGAAACAAATACGGCACTTTCAGAGGATCCGGCTGAAACAGCTACATCTCCAGCTCTAGGAGGAATTACTCTATTACCCCCCACTGGTATAAATGCAGCTCTAAGTTCTGAAGACATGCTATCACCGTTAATAGTCTTTAATAAGGCAAAATTATATACATGAGTTCTGGATATATTAGAGACAGAGCTGCCATCGATATATATAGTATTTACTCCTCCATAACTCGTATACATTACCACTCTTCTGCCTGTTCTTAGTTCTATCCCAGAGAATATTACCACTCCTTGGATAGAACCATAAGCTACGTTAGCTACCCTATCCCCTATAGAAGGAAACTTAGGCCTACCTTCAAATCCACCAGATATAGGCACAAAAGCATCCCTAATATTATCTCCAAAAGATAGTGCATCAAATAAGGAGATATCATATACTACCTTAGAGCCACTATATCCTTCTACAAACTTCTTAACAGCTTTCTGGCTCATTACTTTATCTTCAGATTCCCCACTAGACTGAACTATGTCTAATTCAGATAACATTTGGACCCAATTATCAGGGTTAACCCAAGAACTACTATCTACAGATACACCATTATATTGTATAGTTACCCACTTATTCGGAGTTAAATCCTTAGATAGAAATGTTCCTAGAAATCCAATTCTTCTATCATACAAGGGGACCGCATTTATAGCCTCTTGAAGAGAGTACGCATTGGCAGAATAATTGCCAGAATAATTGGCAGAAATATTTATTGGAAGATTAAAAGCTAGCAGCTGATCCAATGTCTTATTCTGACTATTATAAACTGATTGTGTACTTGTTATAGGATAAACTTCTTCATCTTGGGTTCCTCCAACCAGCTCATTATCTTTTATTTTTCTAATCACTCCCATAATCTTAAAAATCTTCTCCTAATTTACTAATATAAACCTCGTAAGCAATTCCTTCACTTGTTTTTATGAAGGTAAATTGTATTAATTTGTTTCCACTACCTGCCAGACTCAATGGACCACTTGGAAATATGCTGATATTAGCTCCAGCTATAAGATTTACAGTCTCAACAACAGGTTTACAAGCTAAATAAGTTACTCCTGACACTGCACTACTTTTTTCTCTACCATCTGTATTGACTGTAACATTTAATGTTTCTATAGATGCAGAACACCATATTGTCTGATTAGGATAAAGGGTAACACTAGAATTATCTGTATCTCCATATCTAGTAGAAGATATAATAGATTGTATATCTGCTAAATCTATAGTAACTGTACTCCCTCCATTCATAGCTGCTATGATAGCAGCATTATCAGAGAAGCTCACATTAGACCCAAATAAAAAGGTTACCCATTGTTCTTTTGGAATATATTTAATTACTGAAACAGTATTATTGTCTGTTACTTTAGATACATTGTATATGTTTCCGTAGTCATCTGTAAACTGTCTTACAGTTCCTTCCCCACAATTACCCCATAATCTTTGGAGTATCTCTGTTAAAGTATCTGTGTCTTCTAATTGACCATATTTTGCTGAATTAATTAAATCCGAGTCAATATATAATAGAAATTGATGTTTATCATCAAAATCAATTTCATTTGAAATGGATTCCCCAGTTAATGCCTTATACTGACCAACAGTGTATCCAGCAACAAATTTCCATTTCATTAAGGATTCTTCAGTACTGAAATAAACTACGGTCATATCAGTAGTCTGCTCATCATTGTTCAAATCTGCATCTCCATATATAGACAGCAACCAAAGACCCCCAGCCGGACCTACTAATATTCTATAGTAATTATCTACATCCTCTCCTGGGTTATCAGTCTCCTTCATCATATCCTTCCATACTCCATTTATATTGAATTTAAGTACAGGTTTTCTATCATTAATAGTTATCCATCCAACTCTTGGATCATTTGGAGCAGACTCTGAAATAATTACGTCCTTGACTCTTACCATTTTATTCATTTACTAGAGTTAGTATTTTTATTCTTCTTTAAAGACTTTTCTTTTATTCTTACATCATCTGAATGCTTCTCTCTCTCAAAGGAAAGTTTCTCCTTTTCTAATCTCATTTTCTCATCGAACTCCCTAATTTTTTCTCTTAAATTAGCTCTATCTTCATCAGTCTCAGGTTCACTTATTCCATCTTCCTTACTATTAGCCTGTATCTGAGCTACAATGATTTTAGTTTCATTATCTCTTATATTAGCTTGCTCTTTCTGCTGCATCTCAGCTAATCTTTGTTCATTCTCTAACTGAACTATTTGCTGCTGTGCTTGCATTTGTTGCTGTTGAGCTTGCGCATTTCTTGCTTGTATAGCTTGCTCATCTTTCTCTACTAATCTCTGCTTTTCAGCTAAAGAACTAGAGTTATATAATCTCATAATTGTAGAGAATGACAATGTTTGATTCTGTAAAGCAGCTTGTGCTAGCATATCTAGTTTCTGTGCTAATTCTTGAGTACCTTGGCTATTGTCAACAACTAAACCATAGTCAGCTTCTGCGAATTCATCTCCATCTATATCCATAATCCTCATAGAATTATCTGATAAAATATATTGGAACTTTTTACTTCTACCCTTAAAAGCTATTTTAGCTGTTTCCAGAAAGCACTCTAATACCCGTCTCTTTACATCATCATGTATAACAAATAACCATTCAGTTATATGGGAAGACTGTAAAGTAGCTCTCTCAACTCCTCCTACTGTTTCCCTATTACTTATTTGTCCTTCTCTTTGTCTAGTAATTCCAACCACTTCAGACATTTCCATTTTAATAAATTCAAGAAGGTTAATCTGTGATTGAATAGAATTCCCAAACTCAGCATCTATTACTCCAGAAGAGGAATTATTAAGAGCTCCTGCAAGTTTTCCATTAGCTACTCCTATATTACCTTCTTTGAAGCTATCTTCAACTGCTATACCATTAACTTTAGCATAATACATCCATTTTTCTATATCCCATTTCTTCGGAACTTTGGCGAGATCTAATCTTAATAGTTTTCCCCAGTTTCTAGCCATTATCTTATTTAGTCTATCATGAATAACATCATAGAAATAATTATATCTCTTCATCATATCAACTAAAGAAAATGGCCTACTATCATTAAGATTATATATACTTCCTATAATACCGAAATGACATCTAGATGGATTAGACAATCTGTTATATTGTACTACTCTTGGTCTCATATTTACATAAATATCAGTTCCTATCTTAGTACCTTCCCAGGCTTCATTTATGTAAAATATTTGTTCCTCCTCTCCATTATCCTTATCTATAACATAGGTTTCAGGAAAGAAATTATAAACCTCTTCTCCAGTCTCTGGATCATAGGATTTAACCTTTTTTATCCTCCTTCTGGATTTCCAGTACATCCTTAGCACTCTAATATTACCAGCTAGATCATAAGGAAGTAAAGAATTTGAAATAGAATCTGAAAATAGATTAAAGGGATCAAAATAGAACCCATCTGTACTTATCTCTTCTCCCACCATATGGTTATTTACATAACCAAATCTTTCATCTATATTATCCATTGAATCAATAGATGCTTGACCAATATGGTCAGGGATATTCTCTATATATTCAATATCTTTTTTACTTAAGACATCATAGTATGTATCTATAACTCTGCTAGGACTCCAATAATCCTCTATTATAATCATATCGGCATCTTCTATTTTATTAGAATAACCTGATTTGAATACTCTAACCTTTAAAGGATTAAGTCTTTCTATTATAGGTTCTCCCCCAACAATATCACATTGATACATCTCTTCACCTACAGTAACTGCATCCATGAAGCCATTATTAAACAATAATGGGATATTATATTCTTTAACATAATGATTAAGAACAGCATTCCCTCTTATCTCTCTCATGTCTTGCCACTCATAGGTATAATAATCATTTAGTTTCTCGAGTTCTTGGTTGAATTCTTCTTCAGATCTAGATGTATCAGCTATTAGTTTTTGTAAGTTCTGTAATAGCTCTTCCTTTTTATTATTCTCTATTTCAGAGATAGCATTTGGATTAGTTACAACTACTCTATAATCAAAAATTCTTCTGGATTCTTCACCTCTTAATACATTTAATTTGCTATTCATAATAGGGTAATGCTGAATCCTATCTGGAACAAATCCAGCCTTTATATTATCAGGATTCAACACCAACTCTATATCTGACATATGGAGTTTCCCATTCAAAAGATCGTAGTTAATCTTTTTATGAATCACAGATTTTCTTACAAGACTATAATTGAAGAAAGTTTTAGAGTCAGCCCAATCAAGATGTGCCTTTCTCCACTTCTTATTCTTCTTGGAGAATGGTAATTGCTGTGGAGGTAAATTTATTAATTCAGACATATTTGATTCATTTTATTCTTTACAAAGTTACATGAAACTAAGTTCCAAAACAATAACATAAATAGTTTATTAATTCCCAATATCCTTTTTAGCTAAATTTACTACCAAATCTATAATCATAATTTTCTTTAAAGTATGGGTCATTACTTAAATCATCCTCATCATACCTCTCTCTAGATTCAGCATTCATGTTATCTCCATATCTTATAATGTATTCTTGTCTATATATCATAACCATTCCCATAGCTCTTATTCTATCTACATTGATCTCGGGATTAAATTGTATAGCTTCTTCTAGTAGAGCTCTTGTTTTTAAAGTATATATTACTGGAACATTTACTTGATCTGAAGTCCCATCCTCCCTTTCTATAACTATGGGAACTAGCTTATTAAACCAATCTCGTAATAAAGAATTAGCATAATTATTGATGGCAGCACTAGCATTTACTCCATATGCATTGGATCCAGCATTACCATACTTTATAAGTTGTTTGTCCCTAAGATACTCTGGAGTTTCAGCTAAAAGATGAGTACTTCTCTTAGCTTTAAAATATGCATATATCCCCTTCTTGTTGCTTTCATATAAACATCTTGCATTATAGAATAAACATAATAGTCTAGTTATCTCAAAATTATCATCAGCAAAAGGATTTCTACCAGTAAACTCGGCTACTATAGTGTCAGTAAATAAATCAAACACAAAACATGAGTATAGTGAAGAAGATTCAGCTATATCATTATCTACAGGGTCTACTCCTATGATGTATCTATTATCAAATACTTTACCAGATTTATCTTTTTCTGGCATAGTATATATTTCCAATGCCCCTTTAGTATCATTATCTACTGGATAACTCCGTATAGGAGTACTATCAGTTGGTCTAAATTTTACTTCTCCTTCTCCTCCAATATACAATTCTCCAATATATATGTCATTATATAGACTAGGATTTTTATCCAATTGAGAAGCTCTCTCATTAAGAGCTTGTACATTGAAATAAGCATCTTTTACCTTTATAATAGCTTCTGCAGGAGTAATAGGATCTTCTGCTATTACTCTTAATACTGAGGCTGGATCAGCCCCATATTTCGCTTTATACCTATTATTTAATATTTGCAATAGAGCCATTACTACATCAGATATCCCATCTTCATTAAAACATCCTGCTCTATTTAAGTAAGCTGGAAAGAAATAAGCGAAATAATCTTTCCCTTGACCTTTCTTATCATATACATTTTTTACTTCTTTTATATTATAAGAACCTGGAGCATATAGTAAAGTTTTAGCAGACTGGAAATTAGACTCTTTATTGTTAGCAGTACCCACAAGATACATTAGAGCGAAAGTATAATCACCATCTTCTACTGATTTCCTAGTAACGTCATAAAGCTCTAATAGTCCATTAAAGTTACCAAATTCCTCGAATAATATCCAACCCCTCTTACCTCTTAATTTATCAGAGTCATCTTTAGCAGATACTCCCATAACCATATTTAAGGACCCTTGGAGTTTCCCATATTCATCCTTATACCCCATTTGCCAAGTCATCTCATTAGATGCCTGTTTAATCATCAGTCTAGGAAATGGAGTATATTTTGACAAGTGAGATAGAATAGGAGTAAACTTACTTAAAGTCCCATCCTTATCATCTTTAAGATACTCCTTCTGGTATGCTGTAAGAACTGTAATATTTCTTCTCTGGGTCTCTATAGATTCCCCTATTATTAAGTTTTTTGACATTATAGACGACAATGAATAACTTTTACTACAACCTCTTTTAGCAAGTTCTGCAGCATGACAACCTTCTTCTCTAGCATCATTAAGATACAAATATCGTAGCCAGATTCCTTCAAAGAATAATCCAAATCCTTCCTTTCTTATTGCTTTCTTTTTACCTTTTTGATACTCATTTATCATCATTGGGCAGTAATTAAGGAACCAATATAAATATCCTGGAATCCACATCCCATCAGATTCTCTTAGAAGACCATTATAGCATCTTTTTATTTCTCTATCCCAAAACTTTCTATACTCACTATTTGGATTTGGATTCGGTACGAGTTTTGTATATGTCCCTTCTTTTAAGAAGTATAATGCAGCCTGTCTGAAATAATCTGCATCCTTATATATTGGAGGATTAGTTATATCTACAATGGCTCTATTATACTTATCTCTAGGTAAATCTTCTATTTTTGGTCTAGAAGGAGAAATAAGATTCTGAATAAAAGGCACAGTAGAAACAAAATCCATAAATCGCTCTACTACTTCATCAGGATATTTTGATAAAAGCTCTTTAGTTATAGGAGTTTGATATTCATTAGTTTGTATTAATACTTCTTCATCCATAATAAAATATATTATAGTATAAGATCTTCATACATTGATTTTTCTACACTACCTCTTACTCTATCATTCGATGCAATTTCCTTAGTAATAGCCTTTTCAGCTTCATCCAAATCTTTTACTAGAGAAGGTATTTGCTTTATTATACTTCCTACATCTTTTGTTTCTTTTACATCCAGATCAGCCATAGTAGCTGTTAAAGCTCTCAACTTGCTCCTGTACCCATTAATCATAGCTCTAGTATCATCTAATAACAGAGCTGATATCGGTTTGAATTTAGCATAGTAGTCTATAGCTTCTCGTAGATCTTTATCTACCTTCCAAGTCTCAGAAACTCCTATACCTTCTAATATCTTTTTATGCCTCTCCTCTTCATCAGTATATATTTGAAAATCAGATCTGGGATCTACAAAAAAATATATATACCCTAACTCCTGTAAAAATTTACTTTTATCTTTGGTCTTATCTCTCTGATGAAGTTTCTTAAAGACTTTTATGGCAAGTAACTCTGGTTCAAATGTTAATCTAAATCCTTCGTATCTTAATAATCTCATAAACTTCCCCCCTTATAATTACCATTTACTATTTGATAGTAACCTTCAGTTTTTATAAACCTAAAAAGAGCTTCTAATAAAGAATTACATAATCTCTTATTTATTTTCTCTTCCTGATCTTTCAGGACTTTTTCTACAAGAGATACTGTGAGAATTCTATATTTAGAATCATTATCAATTAGCCATACTATCCATTCATACTTCTTATATGATTTAAATGTTGAATTAGGCTCTACAGTTCTTTGTAAAACCAGATGGCTGTTAGCAGAAATCTTTTGTTCACTTCTTTCCAGGTGTATGTATCTATTTAAAGATTCTATAATATCTTCTATACTCATAAATAAAGAAAATTAAGGAAAAAAAAAATAAAAGAAAGGCCAGCCAACTAACTGACTGGCCTTCCTGAATTTAGGAAAGAATTTTCTCTTTCCTAGGTATGATTATATTTGAAGGAGCCACATCTGGAATTTCCTCATAATCTTCAATTACAAAATCAATATCTCTGTCTTGAAGTAATAAACATTGTTTATTATCAAGTTCGATAATATCGAAATTATAGGTTACAACTGGATTATCAGTAACGATACCATCTTTTAATGATCCTTCCTTATGTTTCTTAACCGCAAATCTAGAAGGATTTATACATACAATATCCCCTACATTAATTCCTCTTACTGAGTCTCCTATGGCAAGTACTGTCTGATACTCTTTTAGAGTTCCTTTTTGTCTACTTGTATCTATTAGGCCAGCAGAAGTTTTTATATCATCCTCATACTTATTCATGGTGGTTACTAATGCAGTGAACATGGGACGTATCTTTTTTACTTTAATCATATTTGTCTTCCTTTCTTAATTTCTTTATATATTCGAATCTCTTTTTCACCCTGGTCATTCTATCAAATGTGCAAGATAGTTTCCCTAGGCTTGGAATATTAAAATTAGTTCTTAATTTAGAGAACTCCTCTTCACTTAGATTATCCTTTAATGGTAAGGATTGAATAGTTTGCCTTATGAACTCCCAATAAGATTTATAGGCTAGTTTTACTACTTCAATTGGGATACCTAAATCTGCAGCAACTTTATTCAAAATGTCTTCATATCTCATTTTAATTCAAAGTATAACAATAAATGAAAAGCATTGCATCCTTCCTCTATATTAGGTATGAATCTAGGATTTATTCTACCATTTATTATTACTTCATTCTTCCTTAGCTTGCCCATAATTACTTGAAAGTGAGGAAGAGTTATATTACACTCTTCTCTTACTTTTCTTTTGGTATCTTCACTCATAGTAACTTTATCAAGTATGTCATTATCTTTGATAACCTTACTGAGTTCATATCTATGTTTTACAAAACATGCAATAACATCTATTTCTCTGTCTGTCAAATTATGGAAAGGTCTAAGAAACTTAAACCAATATTCGAAAAATTTACCATCTAGTGAAGTAGGAATTCTAATAACATTATTAGCTTTCCTATTCATATGTTTAATTTTCAGATTGTCCTGAATCTTCTTTAGGTTCATCTTCAGGGTCAGGAAGAGTCATTAAAGACTCTATTTCTGAAGTACATTTAGAAATGAATTCTGCATTAAATGCATGAGCATTTTCAATTACCTTAAAGAGGTAATCTAATCTTTTGAACATATTCCCAAGATTAGATTCTTGAAGTTTTGCATACAGTTGTCTAACTTGCTCACTCAATTGATGTGCTACATCCTCTAACTGCTCATAACTCATTTTTGCATTCTCTTTTACTGCTGTATCTCTTACATTCTCTTCCATTATACTATTTATATTAAATGTTTTCCGTATTTTTCTTTATATAATTCTCTCCATTTATCTATGTTTGTTACTAAGATAGATGTGCTCCCACATTCATCACAATAGTCAAGTTCAGGGTCATCGTCATCTATCTTCATAATATTTAAAGATAGACAGTTTCTACAATAGGCTACTGGAATCTTCTCATAGTCTTCTTTACTGAGCTTCTCTTTTGTAGTATCTAATAAGTTGTCCATAAATGTTCCTCTTATATTCATTTGTACTTCTACTATGAGCTTTCTTCTTTTTACTAGTATTAGCTCTATTGTTAAAAGGTCTTTTTGGAATGAGAAACCCTTCTTCAGTTACATGATTTCTTTTAATAGCTCTTCTTACAGATTTATATCTCCCTGCAGCTTCAAAAGTCTTCAATCCACTGTTATCTTTTAAGTACTTCTCAAACTCTTCTTGAGACATTAGTTCTCTTTCTACTACTTCTTGCTTCTCCATATTAGCTTTCTTTTAAATTGGGATATGTCTATAATAAATAAGATATATTTGGTCTTTGTCTTTCATTATTGAAACTATATCTTCTTTATGTATAGAATTATCATTAGCAAAGTTAATAACTTCTCTTACTGTATTCCCAATGAATACACTCATTACATTTCTCATTTCCATTGCCTTAGTAAACTGATAAAAACTTAGAGCTCCCTAAAGGATTCAAACCTTTATTCTCAGAGTACAAAACTGATTTCCTAGTCATTAGAAGAAGGGAGCAACACATTAATAAGGTCTAATATCACATAAACCGAACAAGTACTTATACTTATTAATATTTTGAATAAAAGTCTCACATTCAGATGTTATACCTTTATATATAGTCTCTTGAGGTATTTTATTATAAAATAAAAGAGTATCCGATCTTACTTCCTCTATAAAATCCATAGCATTTAATGTATCACTTGGAGTGCCTTTTATTACATTAGGTTGCATTTTTCCTAAAATTCCCATATAACCTTCAGCTAATCCATCTTGATAGTCTCCTAAAATATCAAGGAATTCATCTAAATATACGTGTATATTTTTCTTTGGAGCAGCCCAATGAAGATTCTTACATTTAGTTTTCCATCCTTCTAATTTGTTCAAGAAGGAGATAAATAAATCTTGGGGGCTATTTATTTCTTCTTTTCTTGAAGAATCTAAAGGGGTTAATAATATATCCTCATACATAATTGTTACAAACATTTATATTGTCCACAAAGGTAGACATAATTATTTAATTATACAAATAATTCTTAGTTATTTTGTGTTAAAAGTATAGAAAAGATAAAATAGCATAAGCTATTTTTGCCCATATACTCTGGTCTTTATTAAGATCAACAGTTCCTGTTCTATCCCTCTTTATATGTAAATTATAAAGAAGATTATGAGCTCTCCATTCATTTATCATTCCTACAATACCTCTATGATGCACTGCATAAAAGTCCTTACTGGATTCCCTTACCTTATCTAATATATCCATCATATCATGTACTGATTTTATTTTGTAAGAATCTATAATTTGTGTGTTATTTACAGTCAAGTTAACTTTAACTATATTTCCGTTACATTCAATAATTAATTTTTTCATAAGTTTTTCTTATCTTTTCTTTATCTCATTTAATATGTCAACTAATCCTAATTCTGCTGTTATAGTTCCAGCTATATCCGCTAAATAATTTCTTAAGAACTCTTTTCCTCCAGATGGCATTTTACTTTCCATCCTTAGTAATAGATCATAAATAGCTACCTGATTTTTATTAAGTATTTCCTGGTTCTTTATAATCTTATCTAATTTTTCTTGTATTTCGTCCATTACAATTAATTATGAATCTATACAAAATCAAATAAGTTTATTCCTGGTTTTATCTTTAAGTAATTCTCTTTATTCTTTCTTCTGGAGTATAATTTCGGAAGTACCTTCTCATACCATTTAGAATCTTTCATTGAAGAAGCTATCCATAAATGTATATCTGAATCTACTATATCTGAATCAAATTTATAGAGCTGCTTGCCATCTTTTATCCTATATCCCCCGAAGAATTTAATTTTAGGATAATTTTTCTCCAAATATTTACATAGCTGTATAAATCCTTCATTATCTTCTATGTAAGATACTTTCCCTAGGTTTAATCTAATATATATGTTTTCCTTTTCCTTTTGTAGAAGATCAAGTATATCAAATAATGTGTAATTAGATTTATACCTAAATCTCTTATTAGAAAATTCCCACTTTAATGTCTTTTGATTAAAACTCACCACTAAATCAAAACATGATATTTTAATTCCATTGATATAGGTCTCTAACTGTTCGAAGATATTCTTGGATTGGGTTCTAGAGAATAGAGAGTGCCATAGTTTGGATAGCATTCCTGATGAGGGTAGATATGATCTGCTATCATTACTTCCTACAATGATTTCTTTCATGTTACTTTTCTTTTATTTTATACTTTACTTCATTTCCTTTAGGGTATAGTTATCCCTTATGGATTTGTTAATTTTTTTTAATCCATTAGAGGATACATTACTGTATCCCCTTATCTTGGAATTTCATAGTGGGCGGTTTACCCCAAGAGCCTTTTACCCTCAACCTTTTCTCATCTACATTGGTAGGCTACCACTCCTTATAACCAAGACAGTTTTTGTATAGGGGTTACCTCATTCCTATTTGGAACTACTACCCTATTCATCTCCAAAGTCTGTACATCAACTTTATGGTATGAATCTCTGGAGAGATAAGAACTGTAGATATTCTCAACAGGTGCAAATGTAAGCAAAATAAATAACATATGCAAATTATTTAATGAGATTTTATTTCAATGCTATGAAAAATTTATTTTTTATTTTTTTTTTTATTTTTTTTTCTTGGCTTGTTTTGTATGAGAGAGATATACACCAACCAAACCCCCCCCATCACTTAGCCAGTGGGGATATTCCCCCGGTATTAACTTATTATCTAACAATTAAATTATTACCATTATGGAAAAGAATCTTGTATTCAATGCAACTTTAACTGTTGAGCAATTTAAGGACAAAATGCATGTTTCACGCATTGATGTTAAGAGGAATCCTAAGACAGACAAACTCTTCTTTACATTTGGAAGTAGTACTGGAGCTGTAGCATCAAAAGGAATTCCCACAAATCCTATGCTCAGCAATGTCACTACTCCTGACGGAGATAGCTTCTGGCTTCTACATGAAGAGGGTAATGGTGGAGCACCTGTACTTGCATCATTCTAAAGAAAGGGTACTATGTACCCTTTTTTTTTATTCCTCTAAGCTTTAATAGTTTCAATCCTTTTAGTATTAATAGTAATTTATACTAACAGGTTTGAACTATTAAAGTCTAGTACGAAATAAGAATGATTAGCAGATTATACTCTCTTAAGTATTATCTGTAAAATATAACTAAATTTACTGAACACATTATAGAATCAAATCTCCTAAAAATGTCCAAACACTTCTATAATGGCATACTTTATCAGATAGAGTATCAGCCACAATTGTCTAATAATGACTATACTCAACACAAAGTATATCATATAAAGACAAACGATGAGAATTATCCTCATGCAAGAAAAGCCATTGCTTCTATTATGGAGAGTGTACTTGGTTATGAGAAAGAAGCAATATGGAACGAAGGTTTATATCAACTGAAAAATGATAAAGAACCTTCCATATTAAATGCTCTTCACGTATACTATAAGTTCTCATATAATGAAGAACTTAATGTATATGTATATACTTTTGTCAGACCTTACGATGATTAAGATACAAATCATCACTTGATAGTAAACCTAGTATCAAGAGGCCATTGATTGATACATATTAGATTAATATAATGGTTTACGCTATTCCCTGGACAAGAATAGTATAATAAAAGTTCCAAAAGATTGTACATACTCTAATATCTAGAGGGTTGTGTTACGTACTCTATAATCCGAAGTATTCACACAGTACAAACTTGAATAGACGAAGTACAAGTCTATATCTAGAATTCTAAGTTATCCATAGGAATTATAGGAACTATAGGGATTATAGGAATTCATTAAAAAACTCAATAACTTCCCAAGACATTGAGGGCATCAGTTTCTTATGAGAGATAATGACAATGTTGCTTGCAGATTTATATAAATCGAGAGATAATGAGTATACTTGTTGCAATAAGTTTTAGGTGTAAAATGCAAATAACAGACTAACAAACAATTAAAACTATGTCAAGAACTAAATTTAGAAAGTCGAGAATATGTAGTTCAGATAATTACATACTCTCAAGAGAGATATATAAAAATTATCTTTCAGAACATCACACCAAAAATATAAAGGTAATTGAGAGTTATACAGAAATAAAATGTGCCTATATTAAATGTTTTGGTAAGTTAATTCCAATAACAGAGCAAGAAGCACACCTAATACAAAGTACAGTAACTATAATATGGAAATAACCATGGAAGAGCCTTATTACACAATATTATGCATATTATTAACGATAGCATTTTTTGTATATCTTGCAATACAAGATAATAATTCAAAAAGTAAGTAAGAATGAGAACTACAGTGTATTACATAAAGACTGAAGATGAGGATTATCCTAATACAAGATTTAGGAGAGTGTCCTGATGGAGATGCTTGAAATAATAAAACTAAAGCTATGGCAAGAAAATATACATATCATTGAGAAAACTGTGATTGCTTCATAAGAGAAGTCATAGTAGATGTCTATGGAAGGAGAGTAATTCTTAGTGGACAACATGCCTTTGAATATAGTATAACTGTTATATCAATTACTGGTAGAATAGCTGTTACTAACTTTAAGAATGGCAAAGAAGCAAGAAAAGAATTTTATAAACTTAAAAAGAAAAAGTAATGGCATATGTAGCTGTAGATAAGACAGGCAATGAAGTGATATTCACCTGCCAACCTACAAGGGAAAAGTACTTTTGGTACACCTATAATAACCCTGAAGGAAGAATATTCTTACCTAAAGGTTCTATCAGGAAACTTATTGGTAGGGACTTGACGTGGGAAGATACTTTTGTACAATTAAAGGAGGATTAATTCAAAAGGAGAAAGTGATGGATTTATTCATATACTTATTAGTAGGCTTACCATTAAGCCTACTCTTTCTTTATATCATATTTGATATATTAAACAGGGGATAGATATGAAAAAAAATACTCAATTTACGACTCTTATGGCTATTTGATAAGAGGGAATTTTAACTCTTACAGGGCAGCTTATACATTCAAAATAGTAATGAACAGATTAGATTGGACAATAAAATGAAAAGACTCAAGATTATACTTAAAGGAGTGTTATTATGGATAACAACCTTTGCAGTTATACTCTTCATGTCAGGAGCAGACAGCATTTATGACAATGGATATTTTATACATTCAATTACTGTGTGTGTAGTATTATGTTATGCTTGCTACAAGCTAATATCTGAAGAAGAATTGAAAAAATTAACTCTAGATAAATGGTTAAACAAATAAAAAAAAAGATAACATGAGAACAATAATAGTAATATTTACAGATCATAAAGTACCAGTTAGTGAAATCCCTAACTATAAAAAGTACAAATTTTTATGTAACTATGACTTAGTTAAACAATATGACATGATCGAAGATCCTAGATATTGCCCTCAAATGATGGTAGTAGGATTTGACCCAAGTACAAAAAGAAGACAGAAAGGTTTGGTTCTTAAGGATATTTATATCACCAGAATAAACGGAAAATGTATTAATCAACCAATAGGATTAATAAATGGTAGCATACCAGAAACATATCACAACTTGAATAAACGAGAAGCAATCATGGAAGAATCTAGAACAATAAAAGTAACATTAGAACAAGCAAGAGAATGGTACAACAGTGATAATTTAGCACTAAGAACACTAGCATTGAGTACTTTCAAGGAAAGTGAATTAAATATAGATCTTGAATATATCATGACGGCTATTATAGGTCGAAGAAAGATTTTTCCACCTACAGCAAAAGAAGTAGCAAAACAACAAACTTGACTGATAGGAATAGACTATCATTTTTAAAAGACTCCTTAGTTCAATGGAAAGAACAGTGGCCTTCTAAGCCTCTAATCCCAGTTCGAATCTGGGAGGAGCCACAATAACTGTTTATACCTTTTATTATTAACTTTTAACAAAAAAAAAATGACAACCAGAAGAAGATTTACTAAGGAAGAAGACAGACTTATCCTTAGTACAGTAGCTAAGAATCCTCACAATTTATCAGAATGCTTTAGAGAAGTAGCTACTAAGATAAACAGAAGTCCAAAGTGTATTGCAAACAGATGGTATCATTACCTATCTAAGAAAGACTCCAATGACAAGACAAATACTATCTTTGTTACAGTAGGAAAGAAGAGTGTAAACTATAACAGAAAGACTGCAATGGAGAATACTCAACAGCCTGAGAGACAAAGATCCGGTATTTGGAAAACAATATTCAAGTTATTTTTCAGTAGGACTAAATAGAAAAATGAAAAGAATAAATATTAATGATTACAGTAATGAAGAACTCCAGGTGAAAAAGACAGAGAAAATGAAATCTGGAAAGAAAGTAAGAAAAATGAAAAGAGATTGACTATAGGTGGAAGAAGATGTTGTATACAGCAAAAAATCAGTATTAACAACTTCTTCCACTATAATATGGGGCATGATTTGGTTTTGATTGCTAATTATTTGGTAAGAGAACATGTAAAGACTGATGGAAAGACATCAAAACTTTAACTGGCAACACTTATAGAGCTGCCGCCTAATTTATAGGCTGAGTATCACCTGCTTGGAAACAGAAGAGGTGAACAGTAGGGTCAGGAAGGAAGTTAATAAGGCTATACCTACTTTCAATACACCTTTAATTGATCATAGTTTGTTTGTTAGTCAAGGAGCAAGCTGCCTGGTGTATGCAGAGGGTGTGACCCTTCAATTTTAATTCTTATAACTCCTTATGAAGATTTCTCTATTAGATTAAATAGAGTAGTGGATCTGTTAACTTCGGTTAACCCCAGTAGAGAACCTACTACATATCAAAGTGGTAAACATGTGAAATTCTTTTATTAAAAGTTAGTAAGACGAGGGTTCGAATCCCTCATGCTCCACAAATTTGTGAACTATAAGTAAGAGTAAAATTATTTATAACATTAAAGAAATAAATTATACAGTATGGCATATCTAGCGGTTGATAAGGACGGTACGGAAATGATATCGGATTATTCTTTATACAGAAGTGGATATTATAGGAAATACAAAAAATGTGATCCTGCTTTATGTGATAAGTGTGTCTCTAACAGGGTAACTTGTAAAGTTGATAGAGACGGTAAAAGATATAGTGTAAGATCTTACACTAGTCCACCCAAAATGAACAGGGAAGAAGCTATAGAAGTCCTCTCATTTTGGGATACTTTTGAATTTGATTCTGATGGTAACAAATTAGATTACTTAGTTGTTCTCCCAAAAGGCTCTATTAAGAAACTTATAGGTAGGGATCTTACATGGGAAGATGAACCTGTTGAATTGAAATAAAAAAAAACAAATATGGAAATAAAGCAGATGATAATCCCGGAAGGTTGGGAATGCACAGTAAAGAATGGAGTTGCCACTTTTAGAGAAAAGAGGCAAGCACCTCCAAGAAGTTGGAAGGAGTTCTGTGAAAGATACCCTAAATCAAATGGAGAGTCATATATTGACAGTGTTTCTACCATAGGAACATATAAAGACTCACATGTTGACAGAGACATGTATACAGACAAGAATGTCTGTATCTCAAGGAAGGAGGCAGAGGCATTTCTGGCTCTTATGCAGCTTAGACAATTAAGAAAAGCATGGATTGGAGATTGGAACTATGACACATCTAGCAACCGATTTCTATATGCTATTTGTCACCTTAGAGATGGAAGTTTAGATGTTATTTCAACATCTTCATTATGTTCTCTCCCTTTAATATTTCCAACAAAGGAAATGGCAGTAGATTTCCTTGACTGTTTTATAGACTTATGTGAAGTTGCTAAGACCTTAATATAAAATAAGAGGATAGATATTAACAGAAAATTTAACTAAATGACATGAAAATAGAATACACATCTGGATGCATAACTCGTTCTTTAACAATAGATGGAGTTGAGACTATAGATTTAGATCCCAAAGAATTTAAAGAGAAAGTTCTAAAGGTCATAGAGAAGGTAGATAATGAGCAGTTATTAAGAGCTTTACTAATTCAAGCAGTAGAAATAATGGGAGAATCAAAATTAATAGCGCATTGTGATGAATGTGGAGACAATATTTATAAAGATACCCTAATTATCGACTAAATATGATGGAAACTAAGTTAAGTCTAACCATTATTCTTCCAGGAAGAACAATGTTTAGCAAGGAGGAGTGCCTTAAAACAACTCGCAAAGTAAAAGTATTAAAAAATGGAAAGAAGATATTTAAGAAGGAAACTGCAGAAGATCCGGAGAAGGTAATCGTCCATACTATAAGAGTAGATGGAAAGGAAAAGGAAAAGCCGGAGGTAATACATTATACTACTAGAAAGTTCAAGCCTGCCAAGCAGACTATAAACATAAGTAGAGATGCTTATGAAGGAATGATTGATGATATTCCAAAAAAATATTGGAACAGAAAATCATATTGGTTGAGCCTCCCGGTAAAAGCTAGAGTAGAGTTCAATATCAATGAGCTGGCCAAATCTCTTGGAGGTATAGTTGATTCTTATGTTATATTTGAGGATTAACCAATAATGGAATAAAGCAAGGTAAGTACCTCCTTACCTTGCTTTTTTTTTACCTTAGAACAAATAATAATGAAAACAACTAATGCAAAGTTACTATACTATGACAAATATGTAGGTTGCACTTACCCTACTGGGGAATACTTTATGTTGAACGTTGATTATATACATAATGTAGTTCAGAACATTTTGAAAGCATATGATAAGAAGATAGGAACATTATATTTAGTCGGAACTAATAGATCTGGAAATATATTGTTAGGTGGAATAGCTACCAAACTGGTAGAAATGGGAAGAGATGTTGTGGTATATGGATTTCCAAGAAGTCATCATGAGGGACGATCTCTTTGTATTCCGACTAATTCTCCTGTCATAATGGTAGATGATTTTATATCTTCAGGAAATACTGTAATCGAATTAACCAATCAAGTGTTGAATACTATGGAAGCTCCAAAGAACAAATTGGATATGCTGTGTGTATCAAACGAACTAGATGAAAAGGGAGGGGATTTATGTAATATTTATGATACATATAAAATCATTAGTAAGCTCTTTAACTATATATGCTGTAATAATAAACAGCTAAGAGAAAGAATACAGACTGTTTGATAATTCTACTCTTGATAATACTATTCAAAAATGAGAACAAGCACAATAATTAAGTTAGCAGTGTGGCTTATCCTATTTGTTACTATACTTAATATAGGATTAGTAATGATGTCCACATCTAATACAATAGAGAATATAATTGGATTCTTTATTATCATATTCCTATCGATTATTTCAATTAAAACCAAATGTTTAACAATAATAAAATTAAAAAGTAGAAAAGATGAAAAGTAAATTTATTTTTGGGTTACTAGTTGCATTACTAATACTTTCCGTATCTAGTTGTGCTGAGAGAGTAGATGCAGGTTATGAAGGTATCAAAGTCAATCTTTATGGAGACGACAAAGGGGTTGATAAAGTTACATTAGTGACTGGAATGGTATGGTATAATCCTATAACAACTGCTATTTATGAGTATCCAACATTCGTTCAAACTGTAGATTATCCTCCATTTAGTGTTAATGCTAAAGATGGCAGTTCTTTTGTAGTAGATCCTACTATCTCTCTCAAGATAGTCGATGGTAAATCAGCAGAAGTATTTAAGAAGTATAGAAAGGTAAATATTACAGAGGTTATTAATACTACACTATATAATTATGTGAGAAATGCTTTTAGAATACAATTAAATGCTTATACTACTGATGAATTAGTTAGTAAAAGAGAAGAATTTGAAAAAGCAATAGAAGATAAACTATCTAAGGAATTATTAGAAGAAAATTTTCAACTTGAACAACTTACATCAGGGTTACAATATCCTAAAATTCTGATAGAAGCCATAAATAGTAAAAATGAGGCTGTACAAAAGAGCCAAAAAGCAGAGAATGAGTTAGCTATTGTTAAAGCTGAGGCTCAAAAGAAGGTAATAGCAGCACAGGCTGAGTATGAGGCTAATGTGTTAAGAACCAAATCTTTAACTCCTCAAATATTACAACAAATGTGGATTGAGAAATGGAATGGCACTGTACCGATAGTAACCTCTAATGGAAATAGTGGAGTATTTTTAGATATAAGTAAAATAAGCAAATAGTATGATTATTTTTGTAGTAATAGCTATGATGGTAATAGGCTTCATATGGAAGAATATTACCGTATATGACTATAATCAAACATCCGCAGGTCCTCGTTATTATCCCCAGCATTGGGGATTAGACATGACTTCTGGTAGAAGACTTCCTCTTACTCCAATGCGTATAATAATGCTGCTCTTATTGTTAGTTCCATGGTTTAATATAGCATGGTTTATAGTTCTAATAGTACAAATATTAGTCAAAACGAGTTATCCTGATGACCCTTATGAGTGTACAATATGGGTAGTAGAAGTTAAAGAGAATAGTCCTCAACTTACAAAGATAATACAGTCTATATCAGAATTTCTTAATAAGGAGCTTACATGAATAGAAGAAATCTTCCTCAAAGTGCAATTGAATTAATTATGGAGAACCCAAGAGTAGCCCTGTTATGGACTACTGGTTTAGGGAAATCTAGAGCAGCTATAGAAATGGCTAACTACTTACAGGACAAAAAAGATAGAAACATAAAGGTTCTTTTAGTAGTAGCTGAAACTGCCCATAAACCAAACTGGGGGGTAGAACTATCTAAATGGAGGTTTAAATCTAACAATATTAAGATAGAGTGCTATGCTTCTTTATCCAAGTATAGGGATACGTGGTGGGACCTAATTATCTTTGATGAAGCACATCACTTGGGAACAGATTTGAAAATGGATGTTTTATCTAGTATGGTTGTAGATAATGTAATTTTGTTATCTGCTACCCTTCCTGAGCACACAATACAAGCTGTAACTAGAATTTTTGGAGAATTCGTAGTCTCAAAAATTCCACTTAAAAAAGCGATTGAGTGGAAGCTACTACCTGAACCTAAAGTATATCTTATTCCCTTGTCCCTAGATAATAAACACCAAACTTGCACTATAATAGAAGAGTGGGGTAGGAAAGAAGATAGAGTTACCTATGAGTGCTCATTTCCAGGTAGGTGGACATATTTGAAGAATAAGTACAAATATCCGAATGTAACACTGATTATACACTGTACTGAGCAACAGAAGTATGATTATTTGTCTAGCCAATTTGAGTATTGGAAGAAGCTGTTTCTAGCAAGAAGACAAGAGTTTATTAAAAATAAGTGGCTTCAAACAGGAGCAAAAAGAAAGAGATTTCTTGGAGAACTGAAAACAGATTTTGTAAGAACCCTATTATGTAAGATTAGGGATAAAAGGTTTATATGTTTCTGTACTAGTATAGAACAAGCTGAACAACTGGGGAGCCAAAATGCTATACACTCTAAAAGGACTGACTCTTTACAGATAATAAGAGATTTCAACCAGAAGAGGATAAGTAACTTGTTTGCTGTTGGAATGTTGCAAGAAGGACAGAATTTAACTAATATTGAAGTTGGTATAATTGTACAATTAGATGGGCAGGAGAGAGCATTTATTCAGAAATTCGGTAGAAGTTTGAGAGCAGAAGATCCTATTCAATTTATATTCTATTACGAAAATACAAGGGATACTAAATATCTCCAGAACGTTCTAGAAGAAGTAGATAGGAAATATATAACTAGGATTGACAGATTGGAGGACTTAGAATTATGACTACAATATGTTTAAGTGAAGAGGCTATAAGACAAAATGGTACGTGTCTAGGGGAAGTTCTTCTAATGCTGGCTGTATGTAATAAAGCCGATTTGAGTAAAGCAGAAGTAAGCTTAATTCAAAAAGGTTTTATTACAGCAGCTAGAAATGAAAATGGACAGCCTATAGGCTGGAGATTAACCAATGAAGGTTCCAGGATGATAGATTCTGTCATTCTAGATTCCAGTAAAGAGCAAGAGCCCCAAGATAGACTGGTTAATTTAGCCATAAGATTAAAAGCAATATTTCCTAAGGGAAAGAAGGCTGGCACTAATTATTACTGGGCGGAAGGAGTGGCCTTGATTGTAAGAAGACTCAAGCTGTTTTTCAGGAAATATGGAAATAAATTTACTGATGAACAAATAATTCAAGCAGCAGAGAAGTATGTGCAAGGATTTAATGGGAACTATACATATATGAGATTGTTAAAGTATTTCATATTTAAAGAAAAGATAGGAGCCGCAGGTGAAGTAGAGGGAGATTCTGAGTTAATTAGTTACATTGAGAATGCAGATCAAGAAGAATTAAATAATGATTGGACATCTACATTAAAATGAATACATTAGGAGAAAGGGTATTAGATAATCTCAATATCAGAAGAGAACGGATCCTTAATGGGCAATTGAACTGTATTCCATCTCCCTTCAAGAGATTCGGTACTGACTTTATAGGTATAGAACAATCCTGTTATTATACTATAACTAGCTTTACTAAGGGGGGCAAATCACAGTTTGCATCATATACCTTCATCTATAAACCGCTAATGTTTTGTTATTACACAAAAGCGGATATAGATATAAAGATATTGTATTTTCCTCTTGAAGAAACTCCTGAGAGGATACTGCAAAGATTTATATCATGGTTGTTATTTGACTTTAGTGAAGGAAAGATAAGAATCAGCCCAAGAGATTTGAGGAGTACTATTAAAGCAGTTCCGCAAGAGATACTAGATATTATTAGATCTGATGAGGTACAAGACATAATTAGGTATTTTGAGGAGCATGTGATATTTCCTGATGAAGCATGTAACCCAACAGGCATATATAAATATTGTGTAAAATATGCTGAGGAACATGGAAAAGTTTATCGTAAAACAGGAAAGTACAAAGACGAGTTAGGGATAATTCAAGAGAGAGAAGTATTTGATAGGTATGAACAGGATAACCCCAATGAGTACAGACTTATAATGATTGACACTATTAATCTTATAGATACTGAAAAGGGGATGACATTAAAGCAGTCTGTTGATAAGCTCAGTGAATATTGTGCCAAATATTTAAGAAACAGATATCACTATTCTCCAGTAGTCATTCAACAACAAGCCTTTGAACAAGAAGGCAATGAAGCTTTTAAAATAGGGAAAGTAAGACCCTCGGTTGCTGGATTAGGAGATAGTAAATATACTTCGAGAGATAGTAATGTAGTCCTTGGTTTATTTTCTCCCTTCCGATTTGCACTTAGGGAATATGAAGGATATGATATTCTTAAGTTTAAAGATAATATACGATTCCTAGAAGTAATCATCAACAGAGATGGAGAAATGGGTGGATTATGTCCGCTATTCTTCGATGGAGCAGTGTGTAGATTTGAAGAACTTCCTAAACCTGGTGACAAGGAAAATATACAAAAAGTGTATCAGTACTTGAATAAGTTAAGAGGTATTACATCCAAACTATTCTTCAAATACAGAAAGAGTGAGGAAAACACAAGAATGCTATACCATAAATTTAGTAAATTAAGTAATTTCTACACATGGATAACAGAAGCATATGGTAAATTCATTAGTAACAGAGAAAAAAAGTAATACAGATGGCAAATGCAGTAATTATTTTAGGGAAGAGTGGTACTGGCAAATCCAGTAGTATAAGAGGATTAGATCCTAGTGAGGTAGTAGTCTTGAATGTTTTAGGTAAAAAACTTCCATTCAAAGATAGTAATAAGCTCTATAATAAAGACAAGAAGAATCTATTTAGAGTAGATGATTACTCTCAAGTTATAAGCCTGTTGCAGAATATAGATAAGGGAGCTCCACATGTTCATAATGTAATATTGGATGATGCCATATACATTATGAGAAAGGAGTATTTCAAAAGAGCAAAGGAGACTGGATATGGCAAATATACAGAGTTAGCTATGCACTTTCAACAAATTATCTCGACTATAGAATCAATGAGAGAAGATATTAATGTTTTCTTGATTCTTCATAGTGAAGAAGTTCAAAGTGATAAAACTATAGTTGGTTACAAGGTAAGTACTATAGGGCAGCTTATTGATAATCAATATAATCCAGTAGAGGTTGTACCAATGGTACTTTATTCTGCTATCAAGTATAACGACAAGGGAGAAGCAACTTATGGATTCTATACTCACAGGTTTATGGATGGATTGGTAGAAATTCCTGCTAAATCTCCAGCAGATATGTTCAAAGAAGACTTCATACCTAATGATCTTGGGATAGTATCAAAGGCTATGAAGGAGTATTATGGATAAGGAAACTATAATTAGAGTGGTAGATAAAATTACAAGAGGAGGAGCTATTGAAACAGAAGAAGTAATTAATCTATTCACAGAATATTGTTGTAAAGAGCACAATAAAGATGTTGAGTTAACAAAACATTTTATTAAGATCCTTTTAAGTATTGGGATTATTGGTACATATCTTACTGAAATAGTAGAATATTACAAAAGTAAATTAAATATAGTAGAAGTAAAAGATAGTAACAACAAAACAATTTTAGTGTATTAACATGAAAACAATTTCAATTAGACAATTAGCTACTATAAAAAGAGTAGCGCAAAATGTAAGTTCCTTGGTTATTAAAAAGAATAAATTAATGGAACAGATAAGAGAGCTAAGTAAGGAATGCGATAACTTGATTAATGAAATAGAGGGTCATGAAGTTGGAGTAAAAATGCTCACAGGACATACTAGTGAGGAACTAATAACCAGAGTAGTTGAGGATACTGGTAAAATGGATAGAAACGGGAAACCTATTAAAATAACTAAATACGAACCAAAAGAAGGTGTATTAGTATTTAATGAGAAAGAGAAAGTGTATGAAATCCATGATGAATTCTTCCAACGTTCTGAGATGGATGATGATGTACCATCTGAAGGTCCCAGCTTTAGTTAAGAAATAGCAAGTAAACGATATTTATTATTAAATATATTAAAAAATATTAAGTATGATGAACAAAATCTTTATGGCTTTTGCCACAGGCAGTGAATCTACAGAAGGTAATGTAGTTAAAAAGTACACTGGGGTGGGTTCAGTAAGTGTGCTAGCTGTTAATCCTGATAAGGAAACACTAGAAAAATTGTACAATACTACTATCAATGATGGCCCTTCGTATTTAAGCGAAGTTGAAGTTGGTCCAGAAGGGGATAAACATACAGTTCCTCAAGTAAGAATAGATTTCATTGTACAGACAGATCCTGAGAAATGCAATGGAATTGATATGAAAACCAAAATACCTTTCTTTATTACCAGAGAGGTGAGATATAACAGAGATAGGAGTAAGGTTCAAGTGATAAATAAATATGGAGAGACCACTTGGTTACCTATAGAGAATGCAAAATCTGGCACTGTTCCAGCTAATCTTAGTTGGTTTGAACCTGCTGATTTTAGACCGGCTTACATAGGAGAAGAGGATCTCACAGGATTCTTGAAAGCATACTTGAATATCCCCAATAAATCTTATAGGAAAGCTAGTGGAGAAGTAGTAGAAATACCGAATAAAGCTGATGCAGAGGCTAGATTGGATAAAATTGACAATTACTTCAAAGGAGACTATTCAGAGTTGAGAGAAGCAATCTCTTTGCAACCTAAGAATAGGGTTAAAGGGTTGTTTGGAGTGAGAACTACTGAAGATGGTAAACAATATCAAGCTGTTTACACTCAGAAATTCTTGAAGAACAGTGTAACCGACTACAGCAGACTGGATGCAGAACTTCAAGAGAGAAAAGCTGCTGGAGCTTATCCTACTACAGAGTTTGAGGTCTGTGATTTAAAGGAATACACAGTAGAATCTACTGACTTCAACAATAATCCGGAGCCTTCTTCTGATATGCCTATGCAAGACTCTCCATGGTTCTAATAGACAGTAATACATAAAAAGACGATACCAGTATGTCATTTATCTCTGGGAGATCTTCAATCAGCTTAGAGGACATATTAAAGAAAACTACGGAATCTAATATCCTATACTTTTACTTAGGTATTACAGATATACCCTGCATAATTAATTCTCCTCTTAGGGAGGATAAGAGACCTTCCTTTGGATTATACTCTAGAGATGGAAAGAGAATATTCTATACGGATTTATCTACAGGAGATAGGGGAGGACTATTTGATCTCTTATCTAAAATGTGGGGAATTCCATATGTAGAAGTATTAGAGAGAATAGATAAAGATATACCAAGATTTTCTAGTAGCTCTAATATAAAATCATGTAACTCCTGTAATATAATTACCACTCAAAATTATAATAAATCAATTGATTTACAGTGTAAGGTAAGAGAGTGGAGGAAACATGATATAGAATATTGGGAATCCTTTGGGATAAGTCTAAAGTGGTTGAAATATGCTGATGTCTATCCTATATCTCATAAAATTATAATAAAAAACGGAGTAAGAAATGTCTATGTAGCAGATAAATATGCTTATGCATATGTAGAACGCAAAGAGGGAAAAATCACTTTGAAAATTTATCAACCATTTAACAAAAATGGCTATAAGTGGAGTAATAAACATGATTTATCAGTGATTAGCTTATGGACAAAGATACCAGAGTATGGAGACTTAGTATGTATATGTTCCTCCATGAAGGATGCTCTTTGTTTATGGGCTAATACTGGTATTCCATCTTTAGCAGTTCAAGGAGAAGGCTACAGAATAAGTGATACAGCTATTAATGAGCTTAAAAGAAGGTACAAAAATATATATATACTATTTGATAATGATGAAGCAGGGCTCATAGATGGAGAGAAACTGGCTAAATCTACAGGATTTACAAATCTGGTATTACCTAAGTTCGAAGGGGATAAGGATATATCAGGTTTATATCATTCTCTTCAGGATAAGAAAGATTTCATCAAAATAATAAAGGGTTTATTTGAGAAATAAAAAAAAAAGAAAAAACATTTAATAAATACAATTATGGAAGCAAGAAAAATCACAATCGTATCGACAAAGAGACAAGAGAAAAGTGTAATTATGTCTGATGCCACTACACTAGAGGAACTGAAAAGAGACTTGGACAAGGCAAACATAGATTATGAAGGTATGGTATTTTATGAAGGAGTTTCAAAAACTGAGTTAATTAATAATAATTCTGTTCTTCCTTCTAATATCCCCTACAGAGGACAAACTACCAATGAACTTGTATTCATGTTGACTAATCCCAACAAAAAGATTAAGTCTGGAGCTATGAATAGAAAGGAGATCTATGCTCTTATCAAGAAACACAATTTGCAAAAGGCCTGTCTTGAAAATTATAAAAAAGATTACACCAGATGTAAATCTGAAGATCTTCTCAAATTAATTGAATATAGTAGATGCACTTCTGATAAACAGCCTGTTGAAATAGTAGACCCTAATATCAGGCTAATAAAGGAAGTAGAAGGACTTAGAAAGTCTGTGGATCTTTTACTTCAGACTCTGCAGCATCCGCATGTCATTAATAATTCAGATAATATAAAATCAGGTGAGATTAATTCATCCTATTCTGATGCTGAAATTAATGAGATGTTTGATTTTGTTTGATAAAGTTTTTGTTTATTAGCAGGTAAGAATCTTTCTTACCTGCTTTTTTTTTATTATGTAATATGGTAGGAGAGAAAACCAGGGAATTCATAAGAGCTGAACTTGAGAAGCAATTTGAAAAGGTAACAAACGTACTAGGAGTATTTGAAGATTTCTTTGGAGAAGATAAGGTAGACCTACAAGGTATCCCTACTGTCTCTAAGATAGAAGAAGTTTTCTTGGGACTCTACGGAGAAAAAAGCATTGGAAGCTTAGGTGAACTATCACATATAGAGGCAGATATGCATAGTACAGAACTTGTAAAGGATGTGCCAGATGAAATTTTAAGTAGTACTTCTAGTGTTATGGTAGCTATTTCGGAGGTACTTTATCATGTAGTTCATGAAAGCAGTATAAAAATTATTGTGTATTTCCCAGAAGTAAGGGTTAGTAATGAGTATAATAAATTTATAGATATTACCGAACTATATACCAAGATATCCTTAGATTTACAAGGTACGATGGTAGGAAGTTTTTCTTTCAATAGAGGGGAATACACAATAAAACAATATCTTAGTGACTACATGCATTCTCATGCATGTGGTATACCGAAAAATAATCCTAAAAGATTTCTTGAAGTATGTTTAGGATCGGGTCCTATAAGAAATACAGTAAATAACTTAAATGCTAATTATGATCTAGATATTTGGAGACTATTTTGTGTAGAGTTAGATAAATACGTAGCAACTGAATCTATAAGTGGAGGCCCCTACAGAAGGTTGGAGAATGTAAGTTCTCATGGTACTAGTATGATAGCATCCTTGAGTATTAATACTTCAACAGGTACACCACAAAATCTAGTGCCCATGATTAACGAATTTATCAAATACTTCATAAAGCAGAAAAAGTTAGTCTTTAATTATAGGAACGGAAGCTACTCTATTGGTATGAATTTAACAAAATTTATATTACTAGTAAGCAATGAGTTCATCACTTGGTTCAATACTAATGGTAGATACAAGTACGCAAAGAGTGAGATAGAAAGAAATTATGCGTCCATGAGAAATATCATAACAACGGTACTTGTAACTAACAATGCTATCTACAGGACAGGAGAGATACCTGATAGTTTAATAGATAACAGATCTAGTCTTGGAGTAATGGGAACATTTAAAGGGAAAGAGATAGTAGTTCGCATAGCAGAATGGGATAATAGCAGTAATAATTTAACTACTATACTGGTTCCAGAAGTAATAGGTTATATATTAGGTAAGATACTAAAGGTAATAAATTGTGAATATGGAAAAAATAGACCGAGCTCTAGAAATGAACAAGAACAAAATGGAGAAACAGAGAATTCCAGTAACCAGGAGTGCTACTACTTATAAAATGGTAATACCAAGAGAAGTAGAAGAGAAAATAAGATATATATGTAGAAAGGTATGGAAAGATGAATGGTCTGGAATTCTATTCTATACAGTTGAAGGATCCTTCAAAGATGGTAGCTTAATTATAAGGTGTAGGGATATATATGTTATGGATATTGGGAGTGTCACCTATACAGAGTTTGATATGTCCCCTGATGTGGTCAGTTATATGGCAAATAATTCTGAATTGCTTGATTGTCAGATGGGGCTGATTCATTCACATAACAATATGAGCACATTCTTTAGTGGAACGGATATTCGAACCCTGGAAGAAGAAGGATTGGATAGGAATCACTTTGTCTCTTTGATAGTTAATAATCAAGGAAGTTACACAGCTGCTATAACTAGAAAATTAATTAACAAACGTATCACTGAAAGTTTCTGTTATCCTAGTTTTGGAAATGTGCAAATTAGTGAGGTTAGAGATTCTAAAGAGGCTACCACTGAAGAATTAGAATATTACTATCTTGATATAGAAGTAGAAGGATATAATGAACATACAGCATTAGAAACCAGACTTGAAGAGATAGAAAAATCTAAGGAGTCTAAGATCGAAGAGGTAAAAAGTAAATTTAATGCTCCTTATAGTAATCTTTCCCCTATACGTAATTCATTGATACGAGAGAATACATACGATCTAGAAGAAAACAAATTAGGTTGGAGACAATCCACTTTAGATTTTGAAGATAACGTGAAGAAGTATACCTTTAATAAAGCTTTGGCAAAGTCTCTGGCTCTTCAATTAGTAACAGGAAGTGTAGTTATTCCTAGAGAAAGTAAAATAAATATAAAATCTTGGGTAACAGGAATGGTTCCTATCTATGAGAGAAGATTTGGGAAGGGAGAAGAAGGATTGGATATATTTGAGAAATGGGCTGAAGGGTTCATAGAGTTTCTATGTTGGTTTACAATAGATGAAGATCTAATTAAACAAGGAGTAGAGGAAGATGAAATGAATGTATTATGTGCTGTAGCTATCAAGGAAGAACTACAAGAGCTTGATAATAATGTATATATAGAGAAATTTGTTAAAATATTAGATACTTATATTTACTAGAAGAGATATTATTATATGAGAAAGTTAGATGGAAACACTGGGAATGTTTCACCTATCCATCAGGATGTGAAGACCCTAACAAAATTAATTATAAAGGGAGAGATACCAAGCATTGAACAAATTACTTATAATGGATTGCCTACTAATAAAGTTAAAATAGGAGATGAAATATTCTATCTCGATGCAGAGGAATGCTCTACGCTAGTAGATGAAATGGTAGCTCACTGCTTAATTGAAGATAAGATCCCTGAAAATTCTAAGACTTTGTTGATAAGTGAGGAGACATCAAGATTTAGCTCTGCTATTTGGTTTGATAAAATACGTCAGCAAAATGTTACTCTAGCTGGGTTAGGAGGAATAGGAAGTTACGTGGCATTTCTATTATCTAGATTGGGTATTAATACAATGACACTCTATGATCCAGATACAGTAGAGAGAGTTAATCTGTCTGGGCAGCTATATAGTGAAAATCAAATAGGTGATTACAAAGTAAGTGCTATATCAGATATGATGGTAAAGTATTCAGACTATTATGGTATTATAGCCAAGAATGAGAAGCTAGATAAGAGCTCAGCGGTAGATAAAATAACTATTTGTGGATTTGATAATATGGAAGCCAGAAAAGAGGCTTTTGAAAATTGGGCTAATCTTGTAGACGGGTTAATTGATGAGGAACGGGAAAAATGTCTATTTATAGACGGTAGATTAGCAGCGGAAGAATTTCAGGTATTCTGTATAAAAGGGAGTGATATAGAAAGTATGCTGAATTATAGATCTTATTTTTTATTTTCAGATTATCAAGCTGATGCTACAGTATGTAGTTATAAACAAACTACCTTTATGGCCAATATGATTGGATCCATTATAGTTAATTTATTTGTTAACTTCATAGCGAATCAGTGTGATCCTCTTATAGATAGGGATCTCCCATTCTATACTGAATATAATGCGGAAACAATGTACTTTAAAACTGTAGCATAATGGTTTTTTCAGATAGATATATAAGCACTCTACACAGATTATTAGTAGTTCCTACTTATTCAGTAACTTCTCTAGCACGCTTGGACAATAATAATATGAATCCATATAAGGTAATTATTGAGGCTGATATAAAAACAAGTTCAGAGATAGAGGTTCCTACTGTATTAAGACAAGTGCTTTACAGAACAAATACAGATATAGCTAGAGAAATACTCTCAAAAAAGAATAGAATAGGGACTCTAGTAGCCTTGGAAAGCAAAAGTTATAATGCTTTAGGGAGTATCACATTAATTAAGGCTCTAACTAGCTCACATCTCTTACATAAAGGATTTTGTAAGGGCCAAATATACTATGGGTGTAAAGGAGTAATATTCGATAAAGATATGAGAATGCTATTAATGGTAAATGAACGTTGCAGGGTTAGTGACCATAGATTTATGCCTACTGGAAAGATAGTAGTGCATGTATCTCCTACAATATTTCTAGATAGATCAGGCATGTTAGAGAAGTATATAATTAATAAGATTATCCCTGCTTTTCTATACAAAGATGAAAACTATGAAAATAGGTATGAAGTAAAAATAAAGGTAGATAATGCAGAGGAATTTATAAGAACTATTCAGCCTCCTAAAGACAGAGATGTAAACGAAACTCTAAACAATCTTTTAGAGAATAATATTAATCACTTATTACTATAGAGATGACAATAGAAGAGTACTTTGGTGGTTGGACTAAAGTGATTGATAAAACAGAGCTTAATCATGTACTGAGTGTGTTATCTAAGGAGTATCTAAGTAAATCTGTATGTCCAAACCAGACTAATGTATTTAAAGCCTTCAAATTATGTCCATTCGAAGATTTGAAAGTAGTATTTCTAGGGCAGGATCCTTATCCCCAGAAAGGAGTAGCCACTGGTATATTATTTGGGAACAAGAAAGAAGTTCTTGAAGAGGATTTATCACCTTCTTTGAAAATAATAAAAGAAGCGGTAATAAATTTTGAGATTCCACATAATAATATTATCTTTGACCAAACTTTAGAGAATTGGGCCAAACAGGGTATATTGATGATTAATTCTGCCCTTACTGTAGAGATGAATAAGATAGGCTCTCATGTCATGTTATGGAGGCCATTCATATCTAAACTACTAAAAAATCTTTCAGAAAGCTCATGTTCTATTGTATATGTGTTATTTGGTAAGCAAGCTGAAACATTTAATCCGTATATTAATAAGAAATTTAATCATGTCTTGAAAATTGAACATCCAGCATATTTTGCAAGGAATAGAATAAAGATGCCTCATTATCTATTTACTGAAATAGATAAGAAACTAAATGATATTTATGGATACTCCATAAAATGGTATGAAGAATATTAACATTAAGAAAAAAAAAACAATGAGTACAAAGAAGTATTACACGAGAGCAGGTGAAGAAGTAAAGATGGGGGACGTTATAAGAAGAGAACGTAAGGGAGATTACTTTACTATAATTCAAGATTTTACTGTACTTCCTAATAGTATAAGTAAACTAATTAAAAAAGGTTTAATAGTAGAGAGAGAAGATCCAGAAAAAGGACCCCTTAAATCTGAAAAAGATGCGGAGTATTATCTTAATAAAATATTCCAAAAATCTAGTCTAGATGAAGAGAATTCTACGGAATTCCTTTTTACCTTACTTAATATTTGGCCAGCTTCACTATATACTATGTTCTTAAGGGAAATAGCTATCGACCTAGATGCTAATTATAAAGATCATATTAGTAATAGCCCTAGCATATACATAGTAGATATAGCTAGTATGAGAATTTATAACCTACCCAAAGCATATATCAAGAATTATAAAAACTTCGCTGCTTTCAGATCTAGCAAAGAAGCCCTAATTGCTCTTGAATTATTGAAAGAGTTTCAAAATATACTAGAGCACGAATATCCTGACCCTAAATGAAAATTGCGAATAAAAAGATAAGGAATGCTACTGTCTGTAAGGATAGTAGCATTACCTTTAAGAGTGTTACGGAGAAGAGGTTTTATAATATCCTTCTGCAGCATGGATTCAATCCTCAATATGAGCCTAAGACTTTTACTTTATGGGATGGGTTTCAACCAATAACCCCTTATTATGATAAGGAGACAGACAAGCAGGTAGCCAAAAGACTCGAAGAAGGAGTAAATGACTGCCCTTCAAAAATGTTAGTACAGAAGACTGGGAAAATAGTAGGCATCAGATATACTCCGGACTTCTATTTTAAGTATAATGGACTCAATGTCTATATCGAGGCTAAGGGGATAGAAAATGATGTATTTTATATCAAGAAGAAAATGTTTTTGTATTACTTGGACCAGCTCTACACAAAGAGCGGTGAAAGATCTATATATTTTGAGGTGTATACAAAAAAACAACTTTTTCAAGCAATAGAAATTATAAAAAATTATGAGCAGCACACCTGTAGATAGAATTAGGAAATTAATTGGTTTACTTCCTGAAAAGGATATTCATTTAGGCTATAAATTCCTAGATAATAGAGACTTTTACTCGTTGAAGGAGCTAGTAGATTCTGCAATAAATAAGATACGAATGGACAGAAGGAAAGAAAATCCTAGGCCAGAATATTTAAAGATTGATCTAGACAGCCTTAATGTGTTAAAGTCTGAGGTAGATGTGTACTTAATGCAACTTGATTTTCCTAGTGATTTAGAGTATTAAGGTATGAAATCTTTGTATGATATTTCTTGGAAAGTGAATGAAGAGGAGTATAGATCTGACCCAGCTTATTCTTATTCTGTTATAGCCAGATTTAATAGAGAAGGATTTAATGGTTTAGGCAATCTATATGATAAAATAGAGACTCCTTCTTTGTTATTTGGAAGTATGGTAGATACTCTTCTTACAGATGGTCAAGAAGAGTTCGATAGAAAATATGAGGTAGCTGAACTTCCTAATATTAGTGACTCACTAGCTCAAATAGCTAAAATGCTATTCAACACATATCATGAATCTTGTAAGAGTATAGAGCAAATACCAGATGATGCTATATCAAAGATAGGAGAATCTTGTGGGTATTATTCCAATCCTAAGTATGCCTCCTATAGAATAAGAAAGATAAAAGAAGAGTGTAGAGATTATTACTCTCTATTATTTTTATCCAAAGATAAAACATTAGTATCAACTAAAGATTACATGAGTGCCTGTGAATGTGTAGAAGTATTGAAAACACATAGAATGACTAAGTGGTACTTTGAACCTAATAACCCGTTTAATCCTGAAATAGAGAGGTTTTATCAATTAAAGTTCAAAGGAGAATGGAATAGGATCCCATTGAGATGTATGGCCGACTTACTCATAGTCGATCATAAAGAGAAGTTTATTATACCCTGTGATTTAAAAACATCTGGAAAGAATGAATGGGAATTTTATAAATCTTTTATAGATTGGAACTATTGGATTCAAGCCCAGCTTTACTGGTATCTTATAAGACAGGCTCTGGATAAAGATGAACTTTATAAAAATTATAAATTATTAGATTATAGATTTATAGTAATCAATAAATATAATAAAAAGCCTCTTGTATGGATATATGATGATACTGTCGGATTTGAGGATCATATCTATGGAAGAAATAGACAATATTTGTGTAGGCATTGGAGTAAGATAGTATCGGAGCTCCATTATTACTCTACTCATAATGTAGAATATCCTACGAATATTTCAAAAACTAATATAATAACAGAGTGGTTAAATGAAGAATGATTTGTTAGATTACTTTAATGGGGATGAATTAGCAGCTTCTACATGGAAAAATAAATATGCTATGGAAGGAGAGAAAACTCCTGATGATATGCATAGAAGACTTGCTAAGGAATTTGGTAGAATAGAGAAAAAATATGTGAACAACACTTCTATTAGTCAAAAAGATAAGCTAATGTTATCTCCTTATGGATATAATAGAAAAGAGCTGAATGAGAAAAATATATATGAATTATTTAAAGGATTCAAGTATGTAATCCCTGGTGGTTCTGTTATGTCTGGACTTGGTACTGGAAGGTTAGTTTCCTTATCTAATTGCTTTGTAATAGGATCTCCAGAAGATAGCTATTCTAGTATAATGAATACTAGAAGTCAACAGGTTCAACTTATGAAAAGACGTGGAGGTGTAGGTTATGATCTATCCAACTTGAGACCAAGAGGAACTAAAGTAAATAATGCTGCAAAAGTATCTACAGGGGCAGCCTCTTTCATGGAAGTATGTTCTGATATTACTAATGAAGTAGCACAAGGAGGTCGTAGGGGAGCTTTAATGTTGAGTATAAATATAAATCATCCTGATATTGAGGAATTTATCACTAAGAAACAAGATCTTACCAAAGTGACTGGTGCTAATATTAGTGTGAAGGTTACAGACGAATTTATGAAAGCAGTAGTTGATGATAAGGATTATTTGCTTAGATGGCCAGTACATGCTAACTATGATCCATCACAACTAGAGGAGATGGAATATGACAAGTTGCTTTGTATTGGAGAATCTCTTTCCGTTGATAAGAGGGTTTATCTGAAAAAGATTAAAGCAAGAAAATTATGGAATACTCTAATGCATTGTGCATACAATACTGCAGAACCTGGAATAATATTTGAAAGTACCATGCATAATTATGCTCCTGATGGTGTTTATGAAGAATTTAAGATGATCGGGACAAATCCTTGCGGTGAAATACCAATGGGTCCCTTTGATAGTTGTAGATTAATTCATATTAATTTAACAAGTTACATAGTAGATCCATTTACAGATGAAGCTTACATTGATAAAGAATTGCTCTATAAGCATTCTTACGAAGCTATGAGACTAGCAGATGACTTGGTAGATCTTGAACTGGAAGCCATAGATAAAATCATAAATGTAGTTAAAGATGAAAAAGATTTTGTAGAATTTAATCTGTGGAATAGGATAAAGGAGACTACTAGAAGAGGTAGAAGAGCAGGTCTTGGGTTTACTGGGTTAGCGGATGCCATAGCTATGTTAGGATTGAAGTATGACTCTGACGAGGGTATTGAAAATGTAGAGCAACTGATGAAGATTATATTCAATGGTCAGTTTGATGCTCAAATAGATATGGCTATTGAAAGAGGAGCATTCCCAGCCTGGGATGCATCTAAGGAGTTTGAAGTTGAGAAATCATTTGTTTATGGTAAGAATAAGTGGTATGAATTCATCAATAGAAACTTCCCTATAGCAACTGCTAAGATGATGTGTTATGGCAGGAGGAATATAAGTTGGTCAACTGTAGCACCCACAGGTACTGTAAGTATTATGGCTCAATGTTCTTCTGGCATAGAACCTGTATTTCTACCTTTCTATGAAAGGAAGAGAAAGTGTATGTCTCCTGATGATAAAGCAGACTATACTGATGTAAAAGGAGAGAAATATACTTTATTTACAGTAACTCATCCTAATTTAGCGAAGTGGCTTTGTTCTTCTATATTTGGAGGTAACTTTAATAGTAATGAATATCTAAAGAGGTTACAGGATATAGAGTATCTCAAAATAGCTTTCAAGGATAGTCCGTATTATGGATCCACTGCATCAGAAATTAATTGGAGACAGAGAGTTAAGTTGCAGGGCATTATACAAAAATATATTACCCATAGCATCAGTTCCACTATAAATCTACCAAAAGAAGTTACTGAGGAAGAAATTGCTGATATCTATATAGAAGCATGGAAAACTGGAAATAAAGGACAGACTATATATAGAGATGGTTGTAGGGAAGGAGTCTTGAATAAGATAGAAAAGCCTAGTACTATAAGTAATAGACAAGCTCCTAAGAGACCTAAAGAGCTTGAAGCTGACTATCATCAAGTCAAAGTGAAAGGGGAACAATTTATCGTTCTTGTAGGATTGTTAGAAGGGAAACCTTATGAAATTTTTGCATTCAGACCTCTAAGACCTATTGATATTCCTCCCCATAAAGGAAAGATTATCAAGAAAGGTAAAATGCACTACAGCTTTGATAGTAAGTTTATTCAATTATCTGATTTACAGTTGGCTAATACTAATATAGAGGAGAAAGCCACTACTTTATATTCATCAATGCTATTAAGACATGGAGTTAATATTGAGTTTATTACTAAAACAGCCAAAAAAGTAAATGATAATATAACTTCTTTCAGTTCTGCTATGTGTAGGATATTAGCAAAGTATATCAAGTCCTCTGAGGTTAAGGGAGAAGTATGCCCAGAGTGTGGTGGAAATCTAGTAAGAGATGGTGGTTGTACTCACTGTATGAATTGTGGTTATTCAAGATGTGATTAACTATAAAGAATTATTTAATTATGGAAATTGTGATATTAGATCATTCTAGATCCTCCGTAGATTGTATAAAAATACCAGAGGAGGTAGCCGAGAAAATAGATAATGTAGAGGATTACCTTAAATCTATAAACTATGATATAGATAGTATTTCTTTTATGGTAGGAGATAATATTATGCTTAATAAAAGAAGAGCTTTAAATCCTCCTCATGTAGTGGATTACAAGTACTTGTTTTAACAATGAAAAAAAAAAAT